TTTGCTTTACTAATTGCAGTAGTGCAACTAATAAGTAAGATATGCACTGATTACAGTGCATAATGGTACAAAAGCTTTTGTCTTTGTGTTGTTCTCGCGCAGCTGCGCGAGAACGGAGCCAATACAGTCTGTATTGGCTCACAGTTGGTCACGCCACGTTTGACCCGCCCATGTTAACGTGGCGTGGGTAAAGCTTGTACATAGCCCCTCAAAAATGTCCACCAAGGGTACTGGGGCTATGTACTTTGTAAGGACAAAGCACTGGCCTCATGGCCAGTGGTCTAGACCAATACTTGGTGCCACTATGGCACCAAGCCATTCTGAGTGGCAGGAAGCTGCCACGAAGGAAGTATGTTATACCGTCCCATAAGGGACGGATATTATAACGATTAGGTAACGATTTAGTTACGTTTCTCTGCGTGTCCGTTTTGTCCGGTGAGTTTAGACCGCTATTATAAGTGAGAGAGTCTTTACGAACGTAGTGAGTAAAGACGAACGAACAAGAGCGAGGGACGAGCGACTGAGAGAGCTTAGGAGCAACGAAGTTGCTCCAGTAAATAAGCGAACGAAGAAGCGAGGTTCCCTCGCGATCATAAATACAGCCCTCCTAGGTAGGAGGGCAACAAGTCTTAAAGAGTATTGCCCTAATACTTTTGTAGAGTATTATTTCAAAGGTCTTTGGCCTCGTGGCTAGGCCACGAGGAAGGAGACAGCACATGCCTAGAGGACGGCCTGCAAATAAAGCTGAGGACAGGAACATACTCGGACAGATCTACAAGAAGCCTAACGTTCCTGGCCGAAGAGGTTTCAATGTAGCTCGGCCGTCCTCGCTGAAGACAGTTACCCGTGCTGACGCCGTAGAACTGGTTCTCGGCTACCTGGCCGATGGTATGAAGGTGTCAGACGCGATGAAACTGGTCAACCGCGTCGAAGGTACCTATAATCACTGGATGGCCCACGACGAAGACTTCAAGAACCGCGTAGGTGCCATTCGTACCGCCGCTCGGGAGCGGAAGGCCGATAACAAAGCCGATAAGGTTGTAGTTCCTGATTTCGAAGAGTTTTGCGAGAAGTGGCTTAAACAACCACTTCATCCGCATCAATTGCGGATGCTTGACGTAGTTGAAGGTAGAGAACCGAGGGATTTGCATCCCTCGATGGACTATCTGCAGGGTTATCCGCAGCGAGTGATTATCAATGTTCCCCCGGAACATGCAAAGACCACCACCTTCAGCGTCAATTACAGCGTCTGGATGATCCATAAGAACCCTGACATCCGCATTGTGATCATGTCCCAGGGTAAAACCCTGGCCCAACGTATGCTCGGTGAGATCAAATTCAAGCTGATGTCCCCGGTTTACCGGGAAATGCACATGCGTTTCGCCCCTGAGGGCGGATGGAAAGACCCTGACAACTCTTGGACCGCTGATGCGATCTATGTTGAGGGTAAAGGCGGGGACAAAGACCCCACCGTGCAGGCTTTGGGTCTCGGTGGGCAGATTTACGGCTCCAGAGCCGACGTCATCTGGATGGATGACACGATTACCACCAAGAATTGTCGTGAGCTAGACCGCCAGATGATCCTCCTTGAGCGGGAAATCGAGTCCAGGCTTCCGTCAGATCAGGAAGGTGGCGGGTTACTGTGCCTTATCGGTACCCGAGTGTCTCCTCATGACCTCTATAGAACACTCATGGATGTTGAGGATGCTGACGGAGATAGGGTATGGACATATTTCCGCCAACCCGCTGTACTGGACTATGGAAACGGCGACTCTTCAGACTGGCATACTCTGTGGCCAGAGAAGTGGAATGGGAAGTCACTTTCCCGTCGCCGTAGAGGCGTCGCGTGGAACCTCATCTACCAGCAATTGAACGTTGACGATGAGATGACCTTTAAGGTGGAGGCAGTAGACGCCTCCATCAACGGCCTTAGGTTCCCCGGACCGATGTCCGGTGACGGTCGTGGGGACCGTAAGGGTGGCATGGATGGCCTTTACGTCATCGGCGGCCTTGATCCGGCCACGGTTGGTGCCACTGCTATGATAGTTGTGGGGCTTGACAAGGAGACCGGCAAGCGTTGGGTGTTGGATGGCTTCAACAAACAGAACACCCTGCCTGAAACCATGCGTAACAAGGTGAAGTACCTGACCGAAACTTACCACATCAACGAGTGGGTCATCGAATCTAACGCCTTCCAGAAATTCCTGACCCAGGACAGAGACCTGACCCAGTTCCTGCGGAGCCAAGGTTGCCGTCTAACCCCGCATACCACGTCTGAGAACAAGTATGATGCCGAGTTCGGCATCCAAACCATGGGTCCGATTTTCAATTCCTGTGGACGTCCGGATGAGAAGCTACCCTCCGGGCAGTGGAAGCGGAACATTCACACCGCGTTGATTGACCTTCCGAGCATGAGGCAGAACCCTTGGGTGAGCGAACTGGTCCAGGAACTTACTTCCTGGCAGCCTGAGGGTATGTCCAGACGGCAAAAGACAGACCTTGTCATGGCCCTGTGGTTCACCCACATCGCTTGCCAGCGAATCATGCAGCGCAAGAGTAACAACAAGAGCCACCATGCATATTCACCGTTCCTAACACCGTCTGCTAAGGGGCGTCAGTTGGTTGTGGACCTAGCCGCCTTGCGGCGTGAGAAGATTTTGGAGAGTGTTGGATGACAACTCCATCCTCACGCAACTATGCTCTGACGCAGTTGGATCATTACAACCGCCTTAAGCAGCGTTTCGCTGCCCGTGATCGTATCAACGAGACAATCCATCAGGTTCGCCAGGGGAATATCCGCCAGCTGTTCCCGTCAGAGTTGAACTTTAGCATTACCTTTGACGGAAGTCCTATCGCCAACTTCATTGACATTGTCGCCCACGACATGGCCGAGGGTATTTCCCCTCTGCCGAGCCTGGCCTGCGCTGCCGGTAAGATGAAGTCTGACGCCGACCTAAAACGTGCCGACACGAAGAATCGTATCGGCGACGAATACTGGCGTTGGTCTAGACTGCAGCTGCAGATGATCAAAGGATCGGACCGCTATGTTTCTTATGGGTTTCTCCCGTTCTTTGTCGCTCCCGATATTGAAGGCAAGTGCCCGTATATCTTCGTTGAAGACCCGCGTAAAGCCTACTACGAACTTGATCGCTACGGTCGGACCAAGGTCTATAGTTACCAGTGGAAGAAATCCATTGACGACCTTTGCGCAATGTTTCCAGAGTACGCTTCCGATATCCGCACCGACCCTAAGCGAGCTACGCGCCGTGGCAGTGCGAACTCAGACGATTCCGAACTAGAGTTGATCAGATGGGTTGACGAGAAGTCCGTAATCCTCATGCTCCCGGACCGGGACGGATTAGTTCTCGACTCATATGATCACATGATGCCGAGGGCACCCGTCTGGATTGCCGAACGTCCCGGTGAAGATGACTCGCCGCGCGGGCAGTTCGATGACGTTATCTGGGTGCAGGTTGCACGGTCTATCATGGCCACCCTGGCGCTGGAAGCGGCTAGCATTGCGGTGCAGGCCCCCATCGCGGTGCCCTCGGACATGGATCAGCTGGCCATCGGACCACACGCCATCATGCAGGCTGACGACGCCCAAGCTATTCACAAGGTAAATCTGGATCTGCCGACGCAAATTTTCGCTGAGAACGCTTCCCTGGATAATGAGCTACGCGTCGGGTCCCGTTATCCGGAGGCTCGCTCCGGTGGCGTTAATGCCAGCGTTATCACCGGCAAGGGCGTGGAGGCGCTTCTCGGAACCTTTGACTCCCAGATCAAGGGAGCGCAGGAAGTCTTCCGCGAGGCTTTGCAGAACGTTACCTCCTACTGCTTCCAGATGGATGAGGTTTGGTGGCCGGACGAGTCCAAGACTCTGAGCGGCACCATTTCTGGCACCTCCTACGAGACCACCTATATTCCGGCCGAGGACATCGCTGGCAAATATAACTGCCGCGTCAACTACGGCTTCCTGACTGGGATGCAACCGTCCCAGGCGTATGTCACCATCCTTCAGCTTGAGGGTGCGGGTCTTATCGCCCGTGGTACAGCGCAAGACAATCTGCCATTCCAATTGGATCAGATACAGGAGGACAAGAAGATCAACGTTCAAGGCTTCCGCGAAGCCTTGAAACAGGGTCTGTTCGCCATGGTTCAGGGAACCGGTGCGATGGTGGCCCAGGGTCAAGACCCGCTCCCGCTTATCAAGATGGTTACATCAACTATTCATCAGCTTCAGGAAGGCACCTCCGTTGAAGACGCAGTCGAAGCTGGTCTCGCGCAGATGGCGGCAGAACAGCAAGCGGCTCAGCAAGCTGCTCAAGAGCAGCAAGCTCAGGCGCAGGAAGCTCAGGGCGCAGGCCCCGGGCAGGCTAGCCCCGGCGCAGGCGCACCTCCTGGTGGTCCTCCAGGTGCTGGAGGCGGCCCGCAGGGAGTCGCTCCTGGCCAAGCAGGGCTACCGCCAGGCGGTAGACCGGCTCTGGAACAGCTGATTGCTGGCTTCCGTGGCAACGCTAATCTTCCGGTGAACCAATCTCAGATCCGCCGACAGATTCCGATTGGTTCAGCGTAATGGTAACGCGGAGAGAGCAAAAGGGCCGCGTGGTTCGTGGCAAGCCGGCCAAGGGAATATTGAAAGGTTCAGATGCCCACAGCACTGGCGGCTATCTAGTGCCCGCTCGGCATGCAAAGAAAGTTACCAAGAAGTTAAACAGTCGGAGGAGTTTATTCGGATCATGACTGACGTAGCAAGACAGGATCGGTGGCGACCCCCACCGTCATGGCTGGTGCCTGGGTCAGATGAGCCGATTCCGCAGACGGTTATCGAGTTTCACGCTCAGGCGCTAGACGAGCGAGCTATGCTCGCAGAGACGGCCCCACGTCTGGCAGCGCTGTTGGCGTTGCCGCAGATCCTGGACACCCCTTGGGTATTAGACCCGACAAAAGTAAAAACTCTCGGCTTCGGTGGCATTAACCGATACATGTGCGCCGACTGGAACACTGGTCCTGGAACTTCACTGCCACAAAAACGCCCCACGTATGGTGAAGTTCAGCGGCAACTCGATGTCGGGTTGGACTTTTGGTGGGGTTATGAGGATGGCGCTGACGACTTCAACGATGGCTACGCTGCTTGGTTTACAAAAGGTCAGCGTGCTACTGACTTCGGCGCGAATGTCCTAAAGCTGCCACAAGGTATGGGATGTTATGCGTCCTGCGACATGGACGTGGGGCTTCAACCGACACATACCCAGCTGGAGTCGCAGCGCGGTTTCCGCGATGGCTACAAGCTTGGCCCGGCTGGAGTATATGGCTCAACGGTGATGATTAATTCCGTTGCTGATGCAACTACTTCTAAGTTTGGATGGATTACGCTTGCTAAGTCCTGGAACCACGGCGTTCTAACGACACCCGGAAACGGGCATCTTGACCAAGTGGGCTCCGCTTTTAGCGGTTCAGCCGATACGAATAATCAACTGCAGCCGGTTTCCGGCTCCTATCTACACGCCTTAGGAGGCGTTGACATGCTGGCCGATGAGCGCGCTGCCCTGTTCAACATTCAAGACAAACTGAATAACGTTGTTCTCGATTCAGCCCACACCCAGTCACTCGTACAGATCCGCGCCCAGGTGGACGCGGTCGGCCGGTCCGTGGATACGGTTGAGCCGTCGCTTGTGGCACTGAAGAATCAGGTCTCCGCGCTACCTTCTGCAGGGGACGTAGCAGACGCGGTTCTTGCCGCGCAAGGTTCCGCTGGCCCGGCAGGGCTCACCCGTCAGGACCTAATCGACGTGCTTAACAGCACCGGACTTTCTGTTAAGGTGGCTCCGTAATGGATTGGACTGCACTCATTGCCGCGATCACCGCTCTGGTGGTCGCTATCGGTGGCGTGATCGGCGTAGTCAAGCACGTCAACGCTCCAGACCCGCACCCAAAAGCGGAAGTCTAAGCAAGTAACAAAAGAGAGGTAAGTAAATGGGAAACGCTCAAGGCCACGCGGCCGGTAATCAGGATGTGCAAAAAATGCACGAGGGCACCTCCGCCGTGAGTCCAGTGTCTCGCTCTCCGAAGGAAGCTGCAGTTAGTAACCAGTGGAGTGCTGACTATCTGTCGCACGCTCCGGAGGATGCCATGGCAGCGGCCGAGTCCAACCAGTTCGGTCCGGGCTCTAAAGTGAATCAGGATAACTTCGACTAATGGCTGACAAAAATTTCCTCACTTTGCGTCCTGTAGATAGTACCCCGGAGGCTACGGATGAGATTTCCGAGCCTTGGGATATCGCTACCGGCCACGCAAACACTCAAGAGGACATGGGCTCTCCTTCCGGACTAGGCACGATGCCGACCCGACATGACACTCACGTAGCCAATCACTCGATAGCTACGTATGCGTCCTACGTTGACGAGGATGTTCGGAATCCCGAAGGCGCTAGTTAAGGATTAACAATGGCAAGTGGTGGCTACCGGGCTCCCGGCAAGCCCAACGTTGTCAGCGGTCCCGGCAAGTTTTCTAAGCGCACCGATGGGGGCGCAGCACAGGTTTTGAGCGCTGCTCCTGATCAGCCTTACGGGGCCGTCAAGCAACAGTTGGACTCACAGCGTATTGCACCTATGGGTGCGGCTACCCCTTTGCCTCCAGTGCCTCAGGCTGGCGCTCAGGGGGCGCAGCAGGCCCCTCAGATGCCACAGTATTCCGGTCCTGAGATCGGCGCTCCCTCACAGCGTCCTGACGAGCCGGTGACCGCTGGAGCGGATGAAGGTCCAGGCCCCGGTTCTGAGGTTCTACAAGGCCCTCAAATGCAGCCGTCTGTCGGTACTGGTGCCATGACCGACCTTCTTACCCGTATGTCTGCGAGTGACGGTAGCGGCGTGCTGGGGCAGCTTCTTCTAGCGGCTCAGGCCCACGGCGTATGACGTATCCGACCACGCCGCAAGGCGGCCCCGACCTTAACAAGATCAGTCCCAAGGCTGAGAATACTGCACTGTCCGAGATGCACGCCATGCTGTTCGGCACCAAGCAACTGCAGGCCAATCCTGGCGTCGTGTGGGCGCTACAGCAGCAGAAAGCCCACCCGGCTGACGCCCAGTCCATCGACCAGTTCATGCAGGCATTGGATCTGGAGAAGCAGGTTCACCTGGCGACAGCCGGTGGCCAGCATCTAGCCTTTAACTCTGATCAGACCGCAATGCTGGATCAGATGGGCGTCAACTATAAGGACGTTCAGTACACTCAGCAGAACGCGGCAGCAGATACTGCTAAGCAGATCGAGCAACAGACCCAAGGCAAGCAGACAGCCAAGCTTAATCCTGACGGTACCCTTGCCAAGGACCAGAACGGCAACATTATTCAGGAACCGAAAGAGTCGGGTATTGTCCCGTCAGGGTCCGGTAGCCTGTTCGGTCACATTATCCACGACTTAAACAATTGGGTTGTGAAGCCTATTCACCGTGATGTCATTAGTCCGGTGGTCCGCGATGTGGTTAAGCCGATAGGCGACATCCTAAGCAAGGGCTACAACTACGTTTCCCAGGGGATCGAGCAGACGGCTCATGATCCTACCGCTCAGATCGGCCAAACTAACCCACTAGGCAATCTTGATGCCCCGGCGCAGACTGACCCTGATGTTACCCAGAACATGATGGACCACGGATACGATCCTAATTCGTTCTGGAGCACCCAGGCTTACAAGGCTTCCGGCAAGGGTCAGGTTGGTAACTCTGGTCTCTCTGATAAATGGGATCAGCAGAACCCGAGCGGGCTGTTCGGCTGGAACGGCACGCAGGCCGTAAGTGAAGCGGTTCGCTTCATGGATGATCCGGCCGGATATCAGAAATCAATCGAGAATAACGCGGCCTTGACCCCTGAACAGGTTGCCGCGCAGCTTAAGCAGCTTAACTCGCCACAGTTCAAGGATCTAACCCGAGCAGTGGCCGGGAATAGCGCCCAGGTAGGCACAGACATCACCAAGAATGTCTTCAAGATCGACCCAGTTAAGCACCCGACAGCCTTTAGTCTTGTGTCCGCTGGTACTAACCTTGCCGCCAGTTTCCTGATTGACCCCATTCTGATCGGCGCTGCCGGTTTTAAGGCGGCCCGATTCTCTAGAGTTGGTCTGGACACTGCACTGGACTCGGAGCAGGCTGCTGCTCACCTTGATCCCGGTACTCAGGCCGTCCGCGCAGCCACTCTTCCCGAGACTACTGCCGCTGAGACGGCCACCAAGGAGCACGCTACCGCCGTTGCCGCCGCACAGGCCCAGCAGGGAGGCATCCTCAACAAGCTTTTCCTTTCGCCTCTTCAGCGACGCACCCAGAACTTCATCGACATGTCTCATGAGATGGCCGCAGCGGACGCCAAGGGCGATAAGGCTGCTGCTGCTGGTCTCCAGTCTAGGATTGCCGTTCAGTTCCCTGATTGGGCACCGATGGTGCCCGACGTCCTGGGCAAGAATGCGATTGTAGGTTTCAGCGAAGCCGGACCGGTCCTCGGCGAGAGCGAAGGTATTCATACCCTCGCCGATATGGCTAACTATGTCGCTTCTAAAGGTGCGCTCATTCGCCTCCAGGGTGGAAGGGCTGCCGTTCAATCAAAGCTCACCCCCGGTGCTACATCTGGCCTTGGTCTACGTTGGTTCAAGGGTAACGTCTCCCAGTGGATGACTGAGCGTTCTGTCGCCAGACAGGAAAACTCTTACGCCAAGGTGGTCTCTGCGGCCGAGGCTGATCCCGAGCGGGCTACCCCGCTGATCAATGCTGGATTCCTCACGCGTATTCAGCCTGAAGCCAACGACGCCATCGGCCTGAATGATGAGGTTATAGCCACACCGGCTCACGATCTGTCCACCGAGGGTGATCAAATCACCCAGTACCGCCCGGCGCTTGACTATAAGGACCGCGACTCCAATCTCACCGATGGTGGCCAGCTTACACTTACGCCCGCCGGTCAAGGTGCAGTCAACTTTGCTCAGCGCCTCGGCGGAAAACCTTTAGGCGACCTTCAAGTGGGTTTCTCTAAGCCTGCTGCAGTAGCTGCCCGAGCCCGTCTAGCCGCCCAGCGGTTCTCTACCCTGTTGCCTCGTAACACTCTGATCGACTTGAACGATCTTGGTAACACATCGGCGGACAAGATCTACCGCATGGGCATGTACTACATGAACCGTGGTGATGCTAATGCGCTACGCGTGGCATGGAACCTCGGTGATGGTGGCCAGCGTAAGGCTATTGTCAGTGGTCTGTTGGATCAGATGGGCCACGCTGCCGGTCTAGGAAAGACCGTCTCTGGTCAAAAAATCCTGAATACTATGAAGACTGCTGTCGAAGCTTACAACTCGGCTGGCGACGAAATGCTTATCAACGGTGAGATGGTTGCCCAACATGCCGGACAAGTTCGGGATAAGTGGATTCTTCCTACCTTCCGCGACGTGCAGGCAGCCGCCACTAAGATCGGCATATATGAGAAGACGGCCGGTCGTGCCCTCACCTCCAATCAGGTAGACACTTTGATGGCTCAGTGGAAGCTGGGCGCTCTGTTCAAGCCGAGCACAGTTACTCGTAACCAGCTGGAAGGCTGGCTCCGCACCGCGTTCGAGGGTAAGCTGGGGACGGCTATCCAATCTAAGGCTTTCGCCACACAGACCAACCGTGAGATGTGGGCAAGAGGTCTAGCGCAGGACACTAGGGCCGAATACGAACGCCTGGTATCTGTCGGGGAGACCGAACGCGCCGAGAAGCTTGCCAGGGGTAGCAACCTTTCCGGAGAGATTCTTGGTCGCTCTACTCCTCTGCAGCGTGCCGCTGAGTTTGCTCCGTTTGCCTTGACCGGCCGCGCGTATCGCGCGATGCATGGTCGGACGATGAGCACTCCTCTGGTTGATGCTCTAGGGACTCTTGGCAAGGATGACATAGAGCAGGCTATGCGTGGCTACAGCCAGCAGATGACTCAAGATGCTATGGGTTATCGTGCCTCGGCTGGCGAAGGCCAAGAGATTGCCGCTGACGGCCTTTCCCCTATGCAGGTGAAGTACAACCCTGCTACGCTGCGGGGGTCTGTCGCTACTGCCCTGGAGAAGGGTAAGGCCGTCCAAGCTAAAAAGGCTCCACGTCCCACCACTTGGACGCAGCAGGACGCGGACAGCACTATTGGTGCTGACCGCTTCTCAAATGCGTTACATCGTCGCGTTGATGCTACTCCGCAGATCGCGGAAGCAGCTTTTAAGGTTCTAGAAGATCCGGAGAACTTCAACATCGGCCATGTTGTTGAGGCTATGGACGATCCTGCCATCCGCAACAAAATGAAGCTGACCAGCTGGGGTCACGTCTGGTCGCCGACCAATGACAGGAACTTCGTCCGGACCGAAGATCCGGCAGAGATTGCCGTGGGTAAGACACAGTTTGCGACTAAGGTTCTGAACGACTACCGCTATCTGTATAGCGGTCAGGACGGCAAACTGTCCACAAAACTTATCCAGGCTACACGTGACCTTGGCCACGCTCCTGATGGTGACTGGATTAGCACGCATCTAAGCAATGCAGAGCGCCCGCACGGCGTGCTTGCTCCCGACGTCATGGCTGCCTCACCGGACGGTCACGAAGCCCGCTCCGTTATGAACACTCTCCAGGATCTAGAGGGTGGCGCATACCAGTGGCTAGTTGAACGTCCCTTGCAGCGGACTACCTCCTCTCCGGTGTTCATGGCTAACTACGCCGAGGCCCGCATGGGCCTGAATTCAACGGTTGAGAACATGGTTAGCCAGGGTGTTAGCCGCGATGCGGCTAACGAGTTGGCCAAGGAAGCGGCTATTAAGAACTCTTGGGTAAAGACCGAGACGATGATTGACGACCCTGGCCAAAAGAGCCAGTTTGACATCGTCGCCCGTAACTTCTTCCCCTTCAGCCGTGCCACCACAGCCATGATTCGCCGCTGGGGCGGCGGTATCTACCGCGATCCGGCTCAGGCCCGCAAGATGATGCTGGCTTACGAAGGTGCAACCCAGTCTGGATTAGTCTATACCAATCAGTATGGTGAACCCACTTACTCCTACCCTGGCTCTGGTGTCATGAACCTCATGATGCGTGGTATCGCTGAGATACCTGGGTTCGAGAACCTGGCCCGGTTCCCGCTGAGCGCCAGCATGACCGGTGGCGTACTTATGTCCGTCCCTGGTGCTGATAATCCTCTACGGATTTCCGCCGGTCCTATGATTATGGTGCCGTTGAGGGAGTTATCTAACCTTCTTCCCGGTGACGACAAGGTTCTCTTCAACGAGATTGACGCAGCAATCAATGGGCCGATCGGTGTAGGCGCTACCGGTGCCGCGCTGGAGCCAGCACTGGCCAAGAAGTTCTTTACCAACATGGACGCCGACCAGAAAAACTCGGTGATGGCTAGCTCCACTATTGGGGCCATGGCTAATCTTGCTGCAGCCGGTATGGTTCCTCCCAAGGATGCGGACAACGCCACGCTGGAACAGTTCCGGCGTAACATCCAAGCCCAGGTTAGAACTCAGCTGTTTGTTCGTGCTGTCTTTGGCCTGTTTGCCCCCGCCGCCCCTTCGCAACCAAGCGAAGGCACGTCTGGATCAGGTTCTGACTACACCTTCCAGCTTCGTGGCATCAAGCAGCTGTCCGAAGAGTACAAGACGATTCTAAATGATGTCAATGGCAAGGTAGCCAGGGCAAGTTCCATCTGGGCTGCACTTCACCCGGAGAAGACTGTATACGAAATTAGCGGTAGCCGTGCTACCGCTTCTCACGCCAGCTTGCCCAGCACCGATTCAGCGTTAGCGTGGATGATTGACAACAAGAACTTCATCCAGCATTATGGCAACGTTGCCTCCTATTTTCTACCCCTACCTGCTGGGAATGAGCCGTTCAGCGATCAGGCTTACCGAGCTCAGATCGAGCTAGGTTTACGCGAAAAGAAGACTCCTGACTCGTTCATGCAGGATATCTATATTCGTAACGCTGAAGCTACGTTCTATCCAATGGTTGCCGCGTTCAACCAAAAGGCTGATGCCGCTAAGACTGCTGGCGATACTGAGACCGAGAACGCCTGGAACGATGCGAAGTCTAAGTGGGAAGACCAGTTCAAACAGCAGAACCCACTGTTCGGCAACAAGCTTGACAGTTATGGTGATGCTCGCGCCCTGGCTCGGGCTCAGCTGCAGAACCTGACCGCTATGGTCGCTGCTCATCAAGTTCCTGACGGCCACCAGGCGCTGGTGGATAACCTCATCAAGACCTACAACGGCTATGAGAGCTACATCGGCTCTATCACCGGTTCGACCCAGGAAGACAAGAATGCGAAGTCTGGAGCCTTGCAGACTTTTAATAAGTGGGCCGAACAAAATATCGCCGGAACGGATCTGGTTGATTTGTACAACGGAGTGTTCCGAGTGTTGAATACTAATATCGTAGATCTGACGAAGTTGCCGGGAGGTACGCCATGACCGCACCGGCCCCTGGACTACCGCCGAACTTCCCAACCTCTGTACCAACGGGTGGTGCCGTAGACATCTGGAATCTTCCGAAGTATATCACGGATTACGAGAAGTCTAGTCAAGGCGCTGCAAAGCCATTCAACATGGGCGCGACCAGTGTAACACGTCAGGTTCAGGCTGGTGGCGCAGCCCCCGGCCTAGACTACTACGGGCACAAAAATCCAGGCAGCCCCGGTATCACCTCGCCGGTTACCACGACCACGCAGCAATACAGTTCGGCCGAAGACATCATGAAGCAGTTCTCTGCGATGTCGTACAACGACCCGAGTGCCTTCCTGTCCCTCCAGGCAATGCTCCATCAGGCTGGCTATCTGCCAGGTAACCCGCAAGCTGGGTTTACGGCTGAGACACAGAAGGCTATCGCTGCTGCGATGGTTGAGTATATTCAACTATCCCATGGTGCTGGAGTTCCGGTCCCCTTCTTCACTGGTGATCCGCACAACCCTGGGTTCCTGGAGCGTAAGGCTGCTACCAATCTGCAGCAAAACCCCCCGAAACCGGGGGCAGGTGTAGCACCTCCGATCAAACCAGTTATCCAGGAGACTGATCCTCAGACGCTGGCCCTGTATGCTCAAAAGGCAGCACAGGCCGCTCTTGGTCGGGATCTATCGAAAGAGGATCTGCAGAGGTTTATTGATTCGTACCATCAGGAAGAGGCAACCGCCCAACAGTCGGCTTACTCGGCAACCCAAGCTGCACAGCATGGTGGAAACCCAGCAGCCGTAATTGACAAGAACGATCCTCGCGCTTCAGCGATTAGTTATGCTACCGCTGGACACGAGCAGGAGTTCGGCCAGCATCAGATCACAGGATATACGGACGCCTTCTTGAACATGTTCCTTAGTGGGGCCTCGGCTGCTCCTAACATGAACGTGGACCCGACTGCTGTTGGGATTTAATCATGGGTGCCAACTACGCTGGGGTTATTGCTAGCAGGCTGTCGGCATATGGATTTAGCAAGTTTGCCATTGCTGGCATCCTAGGAAATCTGCAAGCAGAGTCAGGATTGAATCCAAGTTCTGGCGGTATGGATAGTAATGGACTCTGGTCTGGTGGTCTAGCCCAGTGGAATGGTAGCCGATACAAGTCTATGCAAGCATTCGCCAGGGCCAGGGGTAAGCCTTGGACTGACGTGGTAACACAGATTGACTTTCTCGTTTCGGAAGTTTCTCCTCAACTGAAAGCTGATCTGAATAGTGCTCAATCTGCAGGCTATGCCGCTCTAGTATTCGTCAATAGATTCGAGATTAGCAGCGCTCTAATTCCGCAGAGAATTGCCTACGCTAACGCTTGGTACCACAGCGGTACCATAGGTAGCGGTTCTGCAGCCTTGGGCAGCATGGCAACGGGGGGAAGCAGGAGTGGTGGCGGTTCGGCTATTCCCGCCGCCTCGCGTCTCGGTGATCCAAACCCCTCAGCGTCTGACTATAGGTCAGCATTGGGTTCCCTAGCCGGTCTACTTACGGCTATCCCTGAACTGCATAGTATCTTGCAGCAGGCTGTTCAGGGTGGCTGGGCGGTTACCAAGTTCCAGCAGGCAATTACCCAAAGTCACTGGTATCGCTCGAATAACGCCGCAACGAGAGCATTGATTGCTCTTGCTTATTCCGATCCGGCCGAGTATAGAACGCAGCTGGCTCAAGCTTCGGCCCAGGTTTCCCAGCTAGCACAACAGATGGGTGTACCTCTCAACGCGGGCCAGCTTTCGGTTATCAGCCATGAGTTTCTTACCAATGGTTGGACGCAGGCTACCTTGCAAGCTGATATAGCACGCCAGTATAATCTGCGCACGCAGCCGCAGGGTAAGGCAGCTGGAATTTATCAGGGACTGAATCAAATTTATGGAGACTACGGACTACCTAATAATTTTGCATCCAGTCAGTTCCGAACTCGGGAGATTCTGTCCGGTCGCCAAACGCTTGACACGTATAAGCAAGCTGCCATAAAATCAGCTAAGAGTTTATACCCTGGCATTGCTCCTGAGATTGACCAAGGAATGTCGGTTCGTGATATCGCCAGTCCATACATTCAGACGCAGGCGAATCTATTGGAGATTGATCCGGCTAGCATTAACTTCGGTAACGATGCCGGAATAAAGAAGGCTCTCCAGGGAGTTCCTAATGCAGTGGGTGCTCGGGTTGCAGTGCCTCTCTGGCAGTACGAACAGCAGGTGCGCAGCGATCCTCGCTGGCAGTTCACTAACAATTCAAGAGACACCGTCTCGTCGGCGCTAGTAAGATTAGGTGCCGACTTCGGCTTTGGACCATCGGGGTAATTATGGCATACGTCTATAAGAACCCTATCGGTGCTGGCCTGTACGGACAGCGCATTGATCAGGGTGTTGACTACGGTGGCAGTGGTCCACTGTACGCCCTAAGTTCCGGAGTCATCACAAACGTTTATGGTTCCGGATGGCCGGGCGGCGCTTTCATCGAAATACATCTGGATGATGGCAGATACGTCTTCTACGCCGAAGATATTGCACCATCGGTCCACGTCGGACAGAGAGTTTCTGCTGGCCAGTTGATTGGGCGAGCCACTGGCGGGGGCGACGGTATTGAGGTTGGCTGGGGTTCTGGCAAGCCCGGCGTGGCGATGGCCAGAGCGGCAGGACAGACGGCCGCAGGTGACAGGTCGGGCGATCCTGGCAGATACACGACAGCCTATGGACAGCACTTCTCCAACTTTATTCATTCTCTTGGCGCTCCAGCGGGCCATACCTATGGCCCGATACAAGGCTCCGTGCCTGGTACTTTTGGACGCGGCGCACCACAGGTTTCGTCAGCCGGTTCAAGCCTGGGCATTCCTGCAGCTAATCGCCTCGGTGACCCGAACCCTTCAGCTTCCGATTATCAGGTGGCACTTGGCTCGCTGGCGGGGTTACTAACCGCTATACCAGAGTTGCACAGTATTCTGCAGAAAGCTGTTCAGGGCGGTTGGGCTGTTACTAAATTCCAGCAAGCTATCCAACAGAGCCACTGGTACCGGAGTAGCAACGCAGCGACACGCGAACTAGTTGCTCTCTCTTATTCGGACCCAGCGGAATATCGTACTCGGGTAGCCCAGGCGTCGGCTCAGGTTGCACAGATTGCCCGTCAAATGGGGGTTCCTCTTAACGCTGGACAGCTTGCCGTTATAAGTCACGAATTTCTTACTCTTGGCTGGACAACGGCTACTCTTCAGGCTGACATTGCGCGTCAGTACAATTTGAAGGCTCAACCTCAAGGACAAGCGGCCGGGATTTATCAGCAGCTTACCCAGCTATATGGGGATTACGGAGTTCCTTACAATTTTGCAACAGTCCAGTATAGAACTCAGCAAATCTTGGCTGGCCGTCAGACAATTGATACGTATAAGCAAAATGCTATCAACGCGGCTAAAAGTCTTTACCCTGGGGTGGCGGGTCAAATAGATCAGGGTATCACCGTCAGGCAAATAGCTGATCCTTATATCAACGCTCAAGCAAACCTTCTGGAAATAGATCCCCAGAGTATCAACATCGGGGCTGACGCCGGGATTAAGAGAGCCTTGCAGGGTACGCCCAACGCGACAGGAGTTAAGGTGGCAACACCGTTGTGGCAATACGAGCAGCAGGTTCGGAGTGACCCGCGTTGGCAGTTCACCAATAACTCCCGCGACGTTGCTTCGTCGGCCTTGGTTCAGCTAGGCGCTGACTTCGGTTTCGGGCCGAAGGGTTAAACCGTGGCGATTAACTGGTACCGTGATAAGGCTGGCTATTTCTATAGCATCAACGAGAACACTGGCGCGTCCACTCGACCGACTGCGTATGAAAAGGCAACTCTGCTACATATGGGGCCTTCGCATTATAAGCAGTTAAACTATGTTTACAAGGCCGGTAAGCCCGGACCGGCATATGTTAGCTACGCTCGTGATACTCTTAACAGCCAGCTGTATGGTGTAGACGCTAGCGGTGCATTTACCCCGATTACTCAAGCCTCGATGTTCCAACGAGGTTTTCCCAGGTATTCACCTTACACCTTCAATCCGCAGCAACAGTCTTCGCTGCAGCTGATAACGGATACCCTTCGGCAGTGGGGATTGTCCAGCCTAGAACCTACACTGCGTGGCTTGATTACAAAGGGTGATACAAACCCGGATACTCTTGCTCTGGCCTTGTCGCAGACTCCCGCTTACAAGGCTCGCTTCGCCGGTAACGCAGAGAGGGTGAAGAATGGATTCTCTGAACTTTCGCCAGCCCAGTATCTCGCCACCGAAGAATCATATAACCAGATACTACGAGGTTATGGGTTGCCTGCTGGATTCTACGACAGTCACGCCGACTTCACTAACTTCATTGCCAATGACATCTCTCCAGCTGAACTGGATGCTCGGGCAAAGATTGCCCACGACCAGTACATGAATGCTCCTGGCTATGTCAAGAACCTATGGAGTCAATACTTCGGCACCAAGGGTGATGCTATCGCTGCTATCCTTGATCCTAAGGTTGCCACTACGCTAATTCAGGATCGTGGTACTCAGGTTGCCATCGGCGGTTCAGCTGCAGCGCGTGGTATGAGTGTAAGTGCACAGCGTGCGCAGCAATTCCAGCAGGCTGGCGTTACCGCTCAGCAGGCCGAGCAGGGCTACTCTAAGATTGCTCAGTCTCTACCAACCGATGAAGCTATTGCCCAGCGGTTCGGTAGTACATTCGGGCAGACCCAGGAAGAGAATGACTTACTGCTGGGTCTGGGTCCGGAAGCGAATCTACGGCAAACGTTATACAGTGAAGAGGAAGGACTCTTCAAGGGTCGGTCTGGTGCAGATGCTCAGTCTGCCGGCGTTCCGTCCAACTACTAAGGAGAAAGTATGAATGGCGAGACTGTTCTAATCGTAGTTGCCGCAGTGGTGGTAGTTATTGCAGCGCTGGTTTATATCGTCCGACATTAACAACCAAGCGGGGTGGAGCAGCTAGGTAGCTCGCCAGCCTCATAAGCTGGACGTTGTGGGTTCGAATCCCACCCCCGCCACCGACAGCAGGAACGACCGGTCCTGCTGAGCGTAACCAAAACCGGGAATCTTGGGATCGTGTAAACCTACCTCCGGGGATGCATCGGCCCGAGTAACTGTCTATCGGCAGCCAATAAAGGAGAGAAAATGTCCGACGAATACGACGAGACTACCGACGACGGTAGTGGCGACAACGACAGCGACGGTATCAAAAACCTTCGCCGTCAGCACAAGCAGACAGCCGCAGAACTCAAGACAGCACAAGATGAGCTTGCGAAGTATCGTGCAGCCGAGCGAGTGCAAACTGTAGCGGAAGTCCTAAAGGCCAAGGGGCTACCCGACAAAGTTGCCACACTGTACCAAGGTAGCGACGTATCCGAGGATGCGATAGTCAAATGGGCCGAACAGTATGCAGACGTTTTTGGTGCGTCTCCCGCTGGAGGCCAGTCTTCGCAACCTGGAGTCAATGAGAGCAACTCACAATCTGCAGGCCGGGTGAACGACGCCTCTGAAGGCAATGTTCATCCAACCCAGAATCCGAAGGGTCCATCCGGACGGATTCTAGGCAGTCCTGATGAGATTCAACACGCTCTAGAAACCTGGAAGTACGAAGATTTGGTCAAGGCAGGATACATGCCTCAAGACGACGGCACCCTGTGGGCCAGGAGTCGATAACCTTCCGAGCCTGTACCGAAGTAGGAGCGAAACCTACAGCATGAACAGGAGAGACACCTTCAGATAAGGTGATCGACGCTGACTGTCATCCATCGTGAGTGAGGATGACGGCTATGGCCGATGTCTTTACCGATGGTACTACCGTATATGCTAATCTATTGGCTGCTGGTTACGACCGGTACTTGGAATATCAGCTTCGCTCGACGCCGATTTTCCGTCAGCTTGTCGACAAGCACCCCGTAGATGAAACAAATGTCGGTCCTACCGTCACGCTGACTCTGATTCAGGAGTTCGCCGCGCTTGCGACGACCCCACTGGCAGAGACAACTGACGTGTTCGCTGTTGCACCGCCCGCCCCGGTGCGTGTGACCGTGACCGTCAACGAGTACGGCAACGTCGACCTTGCCACCCTTCGCTTGAAGGAACTGGCATTCACTGCTCCGGACCCGGCAATCGCCTACGTCCTGGGCAAGAACATGGTTGACACCCTGGACGCCCTTGTTAAGGCCGTCCTTGATGGTAGCACCAACTTCCTGCTGAATGCTGCAGGAACCTGGCAGACTACCGGTGGCGCTGTCAACGTTACCGGTGCTGCGGCCTCGATTTTCTCGAGTGTTGGTGCCATTGACGCTGTTGCTTTGCTTCGGCGTCGCAACGCCTCTGGGCGAGATGCTGGCGATAACTACATCGCCGTCATCCACCCGGATGTGTCCGTAGATGTGATGTCCAATGCTGGCTGGCTTGCGCCTCACCAGTATCAGGACACCGAGAACATCTACAACGCCGAGGTTGGGCGCTATCTTGGTGCCCGGTACGTCGTCTCTCCACGCTGCACGCGTGCGACTGACGGTGCGGCTTCGGCCGCAGTGTACCGGTCGTACTTCGTTGGTGCTCAGGCTTTGGTGGAAGCGACTATCGACAATAACCACATTGTCGTTGGACCGCAGATTGACCGTCTGCGGCGCTTCTTCCCGATCGGCTGGTATTACCACGGTGGCTTCTCGATGTTCCGTCAGGAAGCTGTCGAGCGGGTAATGACCTGGAGTTCGATCGCTGCCCTGTAATGGGGTTATTGCTCCTCGCTGTCCTCCGGGACTAGTGGGGCATTGGGGGCCAGCTTCCCAAGTGAACAGTTGGCCCCCTCACTAACTAGGAGAACTTATGCCCTGCCGTTCAGGTTGCCCCACCCAGGACCATCAGTCCTGGGGTGAGTGTGCTCGTGCCTCGCGCCTTCAGGTCGCTGGCGTGGAAGCACATCAGTACAACACTAACCTGAACCGGCAGCTTGATGATTACGCGGTTGCGCGTAGGGCCGGACTTCAACCGGAAACGTGGAGAGCCGCAGATGTGAACGCAGCCTATAGGGCTACCGATAGCCTAGGCATTCCTTACCGCGCTGACCAGACAGAGAATATGACACAAGCAGCTTTGGCTAAGTTGGGAGTTGACTGATGCCCACGGCAGGCCAACTGATTGATCAGATAGTTGCTCAGCTTCACGGCTGGGGTTCAACGCAAGATCGCATTACTCCGCTGTCGGCCGACATCGGCCCGTCAGATACTTCCTTTAACGTCGACGCCACCGCTGGTGTCTCTGTTGGCATTACTCCTGGCCCTGTGGAGATTGACAGTGAACAACTTTACGTTGCATCCGTTGATCAGGGCTCTGGAAACTGCACTCTTGCCGATGGTTTTGGCCGAGGTTTTTCAGGTACAACCGCAGCTACGCATATTAATGGGACGAAGGTTGTTAGCCGCCCGAAATTTCCTCGGGTGTGGTGCCTTCAACAGCTGAACGATGTCATCGGTGCCGTATATCCCTCCCTCTTCCGAGTGGATACATTTGTTACAACTGTGACCTATCCTAAGAACACTTACACACTCCCCGTTCAGCCGCCGCTGCGGGTGCTGGATGTTCAATGGCAGAATCCTCTAGGCAACTGGGAGCGGTGTTTCTCTTATGAACTTGACCCCTATGATGGAACACTCCGCGTCGGTGGTGGACCGATGCTCGGACGCCCTCTGCGTATCGCTTACTCCACCGAGCCTTCGCCGTTCGCTGGAGAGGCAGATGACTTTATCACAACTACCGGGCTTCCTGCCACTTGTGCTGACGTTCTCACACTTGGAGTCGTCGCCAAGCAGGCACCAGGACTGGATCTTGCAAGAGCTCAAATCACACCAGTTGATCCAGCGCGCCCTGTCCCGCCCGGCTCCGCTGTTGCTGTCGCCAAATATATAATGGCTATGTATCAGGACCGTCTTAAGAACGAGGGGACAACTCTTCGTAAACAATATAGAAGCTTTGTAGTGAGGACCGCACAGTGACTACTCGCCGGTTTTATGCTAACGCTGCACCGCAGCAAACACTGACTGGTCCCATCACGAATAGCGCCACGTCTCTGACCGTGGCAGGATCTTTCGCTGGCTGGCCTAGCTCGTTCCCATATTTCGCGTGTCTTGAATATGGCACCGCTTCCATGGAGATTGTCTCGGTTACTGCCGTCGTGGGGACCACTGCCACAATCGTCCGTGCCCAGGATGGCACGTCAGGTATTTCTCACCTTGGGGGTGCGACTCTTGATCAAGTTGCGATCCGTCAAGACTTCGATGAAGCCTCGGCGCACACATCAGCTAACTCTGGAGTTCACGGTCGGTCGGGTAACGTTGTCGGGGACACTGACGCTCAAACTCTAACCAACAAAACTCTGACCACTCCCACCGTGAACGGTGCTGCACTTGCCGGAACTCTTTCCGGTAGCCCAGCGTTCTCCGGTGCACCTAGCTTCTCAGGCAACCCGACTTTCTCCGGTCTGCCGGTTATGAGCAACGGCCTTAACGTCACCGGTAAATACATTAGGTTCCCCACTTTCACTACAGAGGCTGCGGCTACTGCCGCGATCGGGGCACCGGTAGCGGGGGAGCAGGTGTGGCTTTCCGCACCCGCAGGTAACGGTGGAACTCCCGGCCTATTCTATTACGATGGCACGGCTTGGACCAGCCTCGTAACTCCACACGTCCACGGCTCTCTGATTCAAGCCACCACCTTTGGTGATCTAACCTCAGGTTCTTATACAGACATTTTAACCATGTCACCGGCAATCAACATACCGTTGTGGGCACAGGACGGTACGCATAAGATCGTGACTCATTGTGTTCTCAACCCGTCGATCATTACAGCTTCTGGTGGATTCTTGCTGCGTCCGGCGATCGGGGCCAACGTTTCCGACGAGTCAGCGGTATATCGAGTTGAGGCTGCCGGGAACACTGATCAGTACGCGATTGACGTGGCAGGCACATTCACTATCGGCGCGGCCGTCGCTACAGTAACACCCAAGGTTCAGGGTTTACGCGTCGTCGGTACCGCCGCGCTGCGTCTCAACAATGCCTCCAACAGCTGTTTAGCCGTGTGGTCGTGGATAATCCAGTAAGGAGAATATAAATGCCTTACGGGACCAGGCTGCCAATCAAACTCCCGGCTAGATACACCCTGCTTCCTGGGGTTACCCTTGATCCGGACATTGATACTGGTGGTTACGATTTCAGTATCGGTGGTATGGGCTTTCGCTACGCGTCAGACGCTCAGAACCCTTATCAACGCACCACTGAAGCGACAACTATTCACCGCTTCGACTCTTCGCTAGAGCCGGGCGAGCAGAGCCTCGCCGAGATTCCGTGGATCAAGTCACAGGCTAGCTTCCACGGCGGCGCGGGACAGCTTAACCTAGAGCGCGGTTTTACCGCGTTCCAGTATCTGCAGGAGCAGGTGCAACACGTAAGGTTCGACAACAGCTACGGTGTTGACGTCTGGACTCCCGGCAAGGTGAAGCGTCTACCCGACTGCCACGCCTATACAGTTGGTGGGCAAACTCTAAAGACCGTGGTTACCTCTGCTATTGGAGGGTTTGACTATGCAATTGTAGGTGGACAGGGGACGTTTTATCAGCTTAAATGGAGCAGTGGTCCGGACAGTGCTCCAACTCCCACGCAAATTGACTTATCCGGAGCTATGTTCGGTGGCGTATCAAACTGCAATATAGTTTCGTTAGCTTCGGACGGCACCAACTATTTTGCTCTTATTACCCTAACCGCCGCAGGTTCCACCGCCAATGTTAAGACATTGATTGTAACAGGTTTAGTTACATCTGCGGCTGCGCCTACCTCCCTTTATGATGGTCCTGCGACCAACGTCCAGCTACTTGGAGAAGTTCACTGGGAGAAGGCTCGCCTTATAGGAGCTATCGGCCAGAGCATCTATGAGCTAAGCTCTGTGGCCTCGGCGCACAGCGCTTTCCCGACTCCTAACTATACGCACCCTGAGCCCAACTGGACGTGGAGTGATATCACCGCCAGCCCGTCGAGTATTCTTGTCAGTGGGTATAACTCCGGTCCTTCTAGCTCTTATATGATCGAACTAGTTTTGACGGCAACTGGTGGCACTCCTACGCTTGTCGGTGGGGCTGCAGTAGGAGAGATGCCGGAAGGTGAGTATATCACCAGCCTTGCGTCGAGCATGGGTTCGTTTATCGTCATCGGCACAAATCGTGGTATCCGTATCGGAACGTTCGATACCTATACCGGTGCTTTGAAATATGGTCCCAGATCCATTGAGATAACCCAGGCTAGCCAGACTATTCCTTTCCTTGCGGTGAAGGATAGGTTTGTTTATGGCGCTCTGACTAATCAGCAGGATGACGGTTCTACTGGTTTGGTTTGTATCGACTTGTCTTATCAGGTGGATGATGCCGGCCGCATGGCCTGGACTAACGGTCTCCACCCTCCAACGTCTGCCACCCAGACTGGCGTTACTCAGACCGTGGCTGTTCTGCCATTATCTCAACGCGTGATCTACACCGTTGGCACGGGCCTCTTCGTGGAAGGCAACGGTCCGGGGACGGATGGTAATGCTTATTTACGTACTAGCCGTATCCGATACGATACGTCCGAGCCTAAGCTCTTCAAGTACGGCAAGATCCAGGGCGAGTTTATCTCTGCCAGCACACAGATTACGGCCATCTATCCTAACGGGATAACCACCAACCTGGGAACCTTCGGATTCTTTAATAGTTCTAACCCTGGTTCTTTCGGATTCCCTGCGGATCTTGCTGAGTGGATACAGCTGCAGTTCTCGCTGACTGGCGCGACATGCGTCCTGAACAGCTATCAAGCTAGAGCTATCCCTGCTCCTACTCGTCAGCACATCATCACCGTGGCTGGTATTTGCCGCCATGAGGAAAGAGACCGCGCCGGGATGAGCATGTACGACGCCTTGACTCCTCGCCAGAGATACAACGCGATGCTTGCCATAGAGTCAGCAGGCTCTGAGGTTAGATTTGTCGAATACACGCCGGAAGGTAACTTCGCCCAGCTTGTGGTTATCGAACAGATGGACTTCCATACGACAGAGACTCCCTCTTACTTACGAGATATAGATGGCTATATCACCTTCAAGTTAAGAGCTACGTCATGACTTACTTGTTTACCCCACCGACGTTTCGCATGGTAACAATCATGCGTAGGTCTCTTCGCTATGGTGTTCCTACTTGTACGGGGGTATGGCGTATCGGTGGAACGTGGTTCAACTCCAGCACCTCAGGGGTTGGAAATCCCGATGAGACGACAATAGATGTTGATGCACCTACAGGTATTAAGTTGTATTTCGGTCGGCCTACTCTCGTACCCGACTCGCTGGTTTCCGTATTGACTCCAGCACTTACCCCAGGCGATCCGACGTGGACACCGGGAACGCTAGTACATCAGTGAGGAAGCTATGCAAGCACAGGATTCAGTAGGCATCACCACCGAGTGGACGGTGCGCCGGTACTCAGAGCAGGATTCCTCCTGGGCGTTCAGCGTTCTAGGTCGGGAACCTGAAGAGAAAGACTTCCAGCGTCTTGGAATTCAACCCTATCTAACCACCGTGGTTGATGGCAACCTGGCCACCACCGCTGGACTTACGCGTTTGACTGCACTGCTGAACGCTGGTGGCGGTAACGCCATGACTAGCACCACGGTGCGAGTGGGCGCAGGCAACGGTGTCGGTACTGCTGCGATTGGTGATACCGACCTGTCGGCTGCGGCTGGTTCTACTAACCGCTGGTTCCAGACCAGCACGGTTTCAGTTTCAGTTGCTGTACTTACAGCAGTTGCGACTTTCGCAAGCGGTGACGGTAACTTCGCCTGGAACGAGTTCGGTCTAGATATCGGTGCAGCTACTGTTACCTCCGGTAACACGGTTAACCCGGTGCTGTTCAACCACAAGACCAGCATTGCCCAGGGCACTAAGGCATCCGGCCAGGTGTGGACCGCTACCGCTACCATCACGTTCTCGTAAGAGGAGCAAGTAGATGAGTTTTCTAACCGGCACTCAGGCGGAATGCCTGTATTCGATGCCTGCGTCGGGGCAGGCGGTTACTGCTGCGGCAATAACCGTTATGTCTGGGAATACGGCAGCCAATCCGGCGTTCCTACTGCCCGGTGGATTCTTCAACCCGATGGAGGGCACGAAGCCGGGTAAAGCTCTCCTACTCAAAGGTGGCGGCTCCTGGGCTACGCCCACTGCTGCACGTACCACGGTGTTTACCGCAGCCATGGATGCTACACAAGGTACGGCAGGGATTACACTGGGTAAGACCGGTACGCTAACCAGCGTTATCACGTCGGCTACAGCCGCGTTTGATTTCGAGCTTATGCTCACCCTTACTGCTCAGGGTGTTGGGGCCACTGCTGGCACCTTGAATGCACTCGGGTGGGTGGAGTACGGTATCGCTAACAACGCTGCTGCTGGTACGTTCGGCACGTACGGTGCTAACAACGCATCCCGATTTATGATCGGCACCCCGCAGACAGCGGTAACGTTCAACACCCTTACGCCATACTACCTGGAACTGTTCAATACCTGGGACGCTGTGACCAACGCCCCGACGATCACCCTGACGAACTTCTACGTCTTCGGCTTGAACTGATGAGGAGCACAGTGAATATCAAGGCAATTGTCGCAGGCGCGGTAGCCGTAAGTGCTATCGGCTTAGGTTTCGCTGCGGTAAGTCCGGCGAGTTCTCCGAGCCAATTCGATGCGGGTGCGCTGTCCGTGACTACGGACGTTAACGGCCGAACTCCAGCGGTGACACTGCCGTTCAGTAATCCCTCCAGTGTTAATGTGGAAACTCTCTTTCCCACAGGAGGACAGGCTAATCTTCCCTATCAGCATGCAGTGGAAAAGCTTTCCGCCAATTCTTTTGATGTTCGTTTTGTAACTACGACCGGCAAAGTGTATGTCGGTAGCGTTACATACAACTATCTAGCCACCGCAGGGAGCGTAGCCCCGCCGACCACAACTCCCGCCACAACTCCCGCGACGACGCCGGTAACCACGCCAGCGACGACCACCCCTACGCCAACGCCGACGACGACCGCGCCTCATACTTACTCGTGCAACGTTAATTTCCCCGATGGGTGCCCGCTTACAAACGGATATGTCTACCCCGCCAATCCGAACTCCAACGGCTACACCACTTTCGTGCAGGATCAAGATGTAGGAGCTAATGCCGGTACCGGAGGTACACTTCACGCCAACAACCCTGGTGATTGGCAGGTTGTGGCTAACGATGTGCCCTACGGTGAAACCAGCGTGCAGACATTCCCCGACGTACAACAGTTGATGAACAACTGGAGTGGACCGGGAGCAGTGTGGAACGGTGGGGGGGATACGCCGCTGGCCGCGCTGTCAAGCCTTAAGGTCAACTACGCGGAGACGTCACCGACGAGCGTCAATAGTCTTTACGAGTTCGCCCCCGACATTTGGCAGGACAACTACGGTTCGGACGTCATGTTCTGGGTGGACACGAAAGGCCGCTGCAATGAAGGCGCGTTCGGCTCCACCGTGCTCGGGCATGCGGTGCTGGACGGGCAGAACTGGACGGTGCACCGCTACGGCGGGTCTGGCGCTGAGATCATCTTCGTGTTGGACGGCGCGGGTGGCACGGGCACGTGTGCGCAGCAGCACAGTGGCACCGTCAACATCAAAGCGGGGCTGGAATGGCTCGTCGCGAACGGGTTCGAGACCGGGCCTGCAGTGATAGCCCAAGTGAACACCGGGTGGGAGATCACGTCGGCTGACAATCAGACTTTCACCGTCAGCCAATACAGCATCACAGCCAACTAGCCGAGGGCGGGGACCATGCCGACTCGCACATTTCCGATATCGCAGACCGTGTCGCCTGGGCTGACCACGGTCGGGCCGTTGAATGTCGGCAACAACAGCAGTGCCAGCATCGTCACTGATCGCACAATCGCGGCGGCCTCAACTCGCTGACCTCGGCGTCGACCGTGGCTGTTCTGCTCCAAACGTCGCCGGACGGGACGACGTGGAAAGACCTGTGTGGCGCGACCTGGGTCGGCGGGATATACACCAGCCGGGTCGGGCAGTTGAATAGCGACAGCATCGGCACCGGGGATATCGACTCGGCTGTTACGAAGGTGCGGATACTTGTGACGGTCGCAGGGCCGTCAAGCGTGGTCATCGCGGGCACCGTTACGGTGGTCTAGCCGTGGCCTATACCCTCGCGCAGAACCCGGCGGTCGCCAACGGCACTGGCGCGTCAATCTCTAAAGCGTTCGGCAGTAACGTCACTGCGCATTCCCTGTTGATTGCGTTAGTGACTACCGATGCCGCCACGCCGGGTACATTCACATTCACTGGTGGCGGCACCTGGGTGTCGATCGGGTCGGTACTCAACACCAACGATTCGCAATGGGTCACAATCGGCTACTGCTTGGACGCGACCGGTGGGTCCGCGCCGACCATCCAAGCGTCGTGGACCGGCAACGGCGCCTTTAACGGCATCAACATCGCCGAATTCACCAACGGCGGCGTCGCATCCCTATTCGACACGAGCACACCCGGCCGGCTGATTACCAACGTCGCCATCACGGACATCGCCGTCGTCGCTTCGGTGAACGGTTTGGTCGTGTCCCACACCAACATAGGCGGCGGCAGCGTTACCTCGGCTGGCGGTGGGTTCACGCTCTGGACGAATAGTGATCCGAACCTCGACTGGGGCGAATACCAGGTCGTCGCGGGCGGCGGGTCGGTCACACCGACGTTCAACCAGGGATCGGCTAATACAGCGGCCATTATCTCGGCCGCATTCAAACCCGCTGGCTCCGCTACCGCGACAGCAATCTCCCCAGCCTATCCCGGCAAAACATGGTTGCGTAAGTTCAGACACCGGCAGAATCTATTACAGACTCAGCCAGGTCCACCTATCTCGATCGCCCTTAGCGACACGGTCGCAAGTGCTGACGCTATAACCGTCACCGCTACGGTTCCACTCACGGATGTTGTCGCTGCAACTGATAACATAACGGTAACCGTAACCGTAAGTTTATCTGATACTGTTGCTACTAACGATGCACTGTCGGTAGCTGCAGCGGTACCACTTGCAGACACGTCGTCTGTAACCGACGCTCTCAGCACTGCTGCTGCGGTGCCACTTACGGACACCGTTCTCTCTACTGACGCACTTACCGTTGCAGCGGCTGTCGCTTTAAGTGATCTAGTTCACGCCGCCGATGCCATAAGTATTGCAGCGGCTGTGCCGCTGACTGATAACGTCAGCATCGTTGACGTTTTGAATGTGGCAACGGGAACAAACCCGTCACTGACTGACGTTGTATCAGTGTCGGATAATCTGTCCATCGTCGTCACTTTAGCTCTATCTGACACGGTCTCGATAGATGACTTCCTTGATAGCGGTCATCCGCTTAACACGGTAATGACTATTTATGTGTTAGGTCCGGATGCTCCGTTCGTGACCACGCTTACGCACGAGCGTCCGTTGCAGCACTTCGTAACCAAGAGGGCTTGGGATTCTTTAAACATAAACTCTATTCCTAAGAGCGTCATAGTGGGAACCATCTATGACGTGTATGTGAATACCTTGCAGCCGCCGAACACTTACTTCCTCGGCACGTTGAAGGTTGTTGAGTGATCGACTGCGCTAATTGTGAACAGTTATTTGAACCTACCGCTTCGCGGTGGCTATGTCCACATTGCCATTTTAAGAACAATTGCTGCGAAGGGGAACCAATGCCTCTCCAAAAGGGTAAGTCAAAGAAGGTGATTAGCAAGAACATCCGGACTGAGAAGGCAGCCGGTAGGCCTCAGAAACAGGCTGTAGCAATAGCTCTCAGCGTAGCGGGAAAGGCTAAGAAGAAGTGAACGGCGAGGAGAATATTCCTTTTCGGGGTAGTCCGTATCAACATCGCTCTAATATCCCGGTCCCTGATCCGACTCAGCGCACCGAGGAAGCGTCTGAGCGTCAGACGATACAGAACCGGCGCGACCTAGATGCAGCCATGGGTCTGATTGACGTTCAAATTGCAGAAATTCATCGCAATATTGATGATAATAAGATCCACCATGATCAGTTAGTAGCTTCTAAGATAGACATTATTAACGAGAAGTTTAGCGGTATCACTCAGCGTTTTACCGATCGGGATGCTCGGGCTAAGGATGCAGCAATAGCATCCAAGAATCAGTACCAGTCTGACATGCAGAATTCCCAGAACGCACTTAAGGAAGCTTTCTCTGCGGCTAAAGAACTACAGACTGTCACATCGGAGCAGTTCAAAACTGAGATTTCTGCCCTTAGAAGCCAAGCAGGAGAACGGGCCAAGTCAGTGGATCAGCAGCTTGCCGCGATCAATAAGAGTATTGATCAGGGTGTGCCAACTGGCTATGTAGCCGGTGAACGAGCACAGAGATTTGACCGCCGTCTTGACTCCAGTGCGTACGTTGGTTATATTATCGCCGCTGTCGCTATCATCGGACTAATAGTAAGTTTCTTCTTTCACGTCAAAGGTGGATAAGTAGAGTAGAGGCCCCGCGAAGGCGGGGCCTCTCTCTTTCTTTGCTAGTTGCGGATGAAGGGGTTATACGGAGTTCTCGCATACACCACCAGGATCAGTGGCCATAAATGACCGATGCCATACTGAGCCGTTCCAGTCATACACATTCCAGCAACCCCAGTGCTCATTCGTACTGGTATTGGTCACCAACTGCAGCGCGGTGTAGTAATAGATGGTGCCCGCGTTGTAGGTGTTGGTGTGGAAGATCACCGCTCCACCATGTTGGGTTTCGATGATGTCCCCACCGTCGTCATACCTCATTAAGCACGGAGTGTTATTACTAGTTGGGGTCGACCAGGTTGTGCCTTTGTTGATGACGGTAATGGCCTGTCCGCAGTTAGGCCTGAAAGTCATAGCTGCGGCTGCATCGCCGACTACCCACGTTGGTGACCGGTTAGACCACACCAGTCGATCGCCGCCATATCCGGCACCGTAGTAGAGTTCCCACTTCGTCGACCAGACCAAGGAGGCTGTCGCAGCCTGTCCTGTAGTTGCGGCGCTGGACGGCCCGGTGGCGTTGGCTGACCCCGTACCGGCTGCGAAGATTCCAAGACCGACGAGACAGGCAACAATCAATCCTAGGATTTTACGTTTCACGAGCGGTTCCTTTCCAGGTTGTGTACAGATGTCTGGCAAAATACCAGGCAACTAGAATATATGCGTAGAAGAAGTTTGCAACCCAAAGGATGAGGAGGAATAGAATTCCCCCGAAGAGTACAGCTAGGGATTCATTTACAGTTGCCATGTGAGGCCGATCCAGCGGTATTCATTCTCCCATCGGCCATAAACTCTGCGCCATACTCCGAGACGTATCTGGCTTCGCCCATGAGCGAAGTAAAGACGCCATCGGTATGGATTCACTTTTTCCGACCCCAACCGCCGCTCTTCTGGCTACCACTGGAATTATCCTGCTGAGCTATCTTCTTATTGGCTTCCTTGACAGCTTCTCTGCTGTACTTATCACGGGAGCGTTGCTGCGGTAAGGTAACTGTCTTGGTCATCGCTGGCCTCCTGTGTCTTCCACGTCTGAGGCCAGTATACCACAGCCCGATGGCTGCCCTGATGGTTCTTCACCTGGGAGCACCGGAGGACTAGATCCTCCTGGCCGTGCTCGACGTCCGTAAGTTCAAGCGTCTCGTAACAGAGATTCACTTACGTTTCCTATCGTCTCGCTTCTTCTCTCTTGCCATCTGCTTGATCACGGCAGCCTGTGCGTTGGCCAGTTTACTCCTCGTCCTAGCCGTAACCTTGTCCAGGTTACGGTCATTGTCCCAAGCGAACTGCTTGTAATCATCTCTAGCCATAAGTTTTCTCCTTCACAGCTCGGACCTACGTCCGAGATATGTCTTCTTACGTACTTAGCATGCTAAGAGTAACATCTTACAGAGGCTCCCCAAGAGCCTCTGTACTTACAAGAGATATATATACTAAGAGTACGTCTTACGTCTTAAGAACTTAAGTATAACACAACAACTCGTCGGCGATGCCGAACGTTCCGCGTAAGTACACTTCCCTACCGTCCGTGGTACACTAGAGGCATGACGGAACCTACCGAAGTTGATCACCACCGCAGCTACAGCCAACTGAACTGCTACCGCCGATGCGGTGAACAGTTTCGGTTGGAACGTATAGAGCATGCCCCTCAGCGACCAGGCGCAGCAGCAGTTGCTGGCACCGTGGTTCACACAGCCACTGAGCATATAGACCTAACCCTTGAAGAAGATCCTGAGGCGAACGTAGGGCACCTCGCCGCCGCGCAGCGCATCGCCCAGGATGAGTTAGCAGCCCAGCTGGCTTACTGGGCTGCGCATGGTTACAGTCCTGACCGGTATAAAGTCTATGGCCGACAGAACGTGGACTGGTACAGGACGACAGGGATTCCCCAGTCAGTGGAGGCATATTTTAACTGGCGTCGTGACCATCCAGATTTTAGGCTGGTTACCCTTCCAGGCCACGGACTGGCCATCGAAGTCCCGTTCAATATAGAGCTTGCGAGTGGACTTACCATTCATGGCCATATTGACCGTGTCTTCGAGGTGGGCGAAGGTCAGTTCGACTTTATTCCAATGGATATCAAGTCCGGCCGTCTGCCCCAAACGGACGAACAGCTTGGTTTGTACGGCCTAGCGTTGAGCACAGAACCCTACAACCTGACCTGCCGTTGGGGTTTCTACCTCTACAACCTCAAGGCGGGTGAAGCGAAGCTGTCCGCTCCGCTGAACCTCACCCACTGGACGTGGGCCAAGCTGTCCAAGGTCTACGAGGATCTTGACCGCGCTCTGCAGGCGGAGATTTACATACCTCACCCTGGAGAAGAGTGCTTCCACTGCGCCGTCAGCGATAGCTGCATGTTCGCGCAGGCTGTGGTATGATGGTTAGACACACCCAGGAAAGGGAGTAAAACCATGCAAGATCCGGTCTACACCGTCAGCGGTCGCTTCGGAGAGACGTCGTTCACTGTTCGCGGTGACACTTGGGATGACCTGTCCAGTGCTGTAGCCGTGGCCTTCAACGATGAAGCCGTGGCCGAAGTCTTCCTCAGGGAAGCTATCCAGGGTGCGTTTGTTGACGCACTAGATTCCGCTCGCGCCGTGCGCGCAATCAACGACGGCGTAGGAGCAACGGTTGTCAACGAACCACGGAATGTACCTACCCAGTCCTCCCCGCAACCTGGCCCACACAATGAGCAGGCTCAATCGCAGGCAGCTGTCAACCCTCCTGGCGTCACCTACCCCGGTAACTGCCCGCATGGCCAACGCGTCTACCGGGACAGCATGGCCCGTGGACGCCCATGGCGTCGTTGGGAATGTGCGATCCCGTGGTCTCCAGATGTCCAGGGTCGCTGCCGCGCGGTGAATGCCTGATGGCCGCCGTCGATGATGCCTTCGTGGTGTTGAAGCAGGCGATGCAGAACCTGCACCAGGCGAAGGCGCAGAAAGATAATGCGGTGGCCAGCCTGGCCACCGCTCAGGACCAACTAGCCTCCCGCCAGGCTGCGGTTGATGCAGCCTGGAAGGCAGTTAATGACCTGATGTAGATGCCGTTACTGTCGATCAACCGGAGAAGGGCTGCGCACATCGCGCAGCCCCTCCCCTTACGGAACGAAGTGTTCGACAGAACAGATGTTCGTCTCCGTCAGGGACAGTTCAGTCTTGTTGCCTCTGCTCCCGGAGTGGGTAAGAGTCTACTTGCCACTAACATAGCTATTCGTACAAAAGTTCCGACTCTATACTTTTCGGCCGATACGGACGAAGCTACGGTCCGTTACCGTGCTTGCTCCATCTTGAGTGGCTATCCATTGGATCAAGTGGAAGCCACCTACAGTGAAGAGAATTGGAAAGCTTTTTTCACCGAGCGTCTGCTTCGAGCAGACCATGTCGACTGGTGCTATCAGTCGGACATCAACATGGATTTTGTTTGGAAGCGGCTGCAAGCTAACGCTGCCCTATACGGTAGCTACCCTGGATTGGTCGTGGTCGACAACCTGGCCAACACCACGACCGAACCAGAGAATGAGTACGCTGAACTACGTGGCATCTGTCGTGATCTGCAAACCATGGCACGTCTCACCAATACTCACGTTCTGGCTTGCCACCACGTGAAGGGTGCGAAAGAGTCTGGCTTGTATCAGATCGGCATGGCTGATCTGCTCGGTAACATTGGCAAGATTCCAGAGCTTGTGCTAGGGTTGAACTTCGCCAACGACAACCGTTACATCAACATGCACGTGGCGAAGAATAGGTCCGGCCGTGCCGGACATGTGGTTAACCTTGGGATAGACTATCCGAAGGCCACTATCGGAGGTTTCCAAATCTAATGCCTGATCGAACCGCAGGTGAGCAAAACTACGTAGAGTGGCAAGAAAGACTTTTGTCTATTACTCCCATTAGGAGGGGAGAGCCCGAGTGTCCCTTGGCTTGGCGTAGACTCCAGGCAGAACATGAGCAGTACCTTCTAGATATCCTAAGGAATAATCTACGTGAGCACGCAGACAACGAACGAGAGACTACTGCAGGAAATCCAGAGGGCGAATTCAGCGGAGAAGGAGCTAGCCTTAGCCTTGCAGAACTTGGCAGACTGCCGGGAGGCCCTGGAGCGCGTCTACCGTGATGGCTACCGTGACGGTGCCCGTAACTCTACGTTCGTAGCAGCATGAATACCCTTGCGTGGTGCCCCCGCTGTAACAGGGAGTGGAATGGTCATCTTGAATGTCACTGCCCCACCTGCCACCTGCTTTTCAATAACATTGATGCTTTTGATCGTCACCGACGCCGTAACGTCTGTTTAGATCCAGCTACCGAACTACGGCGCGACGGAGAGCCCGCTTTTCAACCTGTACGTCGTAAATCTGGGGAGACTTGGGGCCTCTCTGGTACTAGAGATACCCTCCCGGAGTTTTTGGCCCGCAGAAATATGGAGGTGTCAGTAAATGACCGATGATTGGACTCATGACGAGTGGAAAGACGACTGTCATATCAACCTCGGTTGGCCTGATGATCGGGTAGAATCCCGTGAATGTGATGGCTTTGGCCACGTCACACTTACCGTGCTACGTGAGGGTAGATTAGTTCGGGTGCCTGGCTAATGACCCGTAGCCGTGTCTTCCGGGGGAGAGCCACCCAAATTATGGTGGCTGATCTTCTACGTAAGCACGGCGTCACCAATGCGGAGTCCCGCGCAGCTAGCCTGCCCGGCGAGGACATCCTATACGTCAAGGATTTATCTATAGAGGTGAAGACTGGTGGCAGCGATAAGCTGCTACCCGCCCTCAGGCAGGCAAAAAAGAACGCAGGTCCCAAAAAATTTCCGCTAGTTTTTTGGCGGCCGAACGGCTACGGCGAGAAGCGAATAGATGACTGGGTCGTGGCAATGACCCTCTCGGATGCTATAATTATTCTCAGGAAAGCTAGACTGCTTTCGCCCGAGAGGAAAAGATATGATCAAGCCACCGACGATTAACATGGACGAGTTTGAGGACGATTTCGAGCCTAAGAAGAGCAAGGGCAAAAAGAACAAGAAGAAGAGTCCGGAACTTGACCCCGAACTATGCCCCGTCTGCCAGAACAAGACTCTACTTGAGTCCCTGGAAGCCGAGGGTCTTGTCTTAACAGGAGTCAAGGCCATTCTCGATCAGGACGCTCCTACTATTGTTGACGTAATGAATGTGTCGGACCAGTACATAGCACACACTGCGATCAGCCTGTACGCCAAGTCTCTGTATGATATCTCCGAGATTATCGGAGCGGACTGGAGGGTGATCCTTGAAACATTCCGTGAGCAAGTCGAAACGTCCCTTTACCATGCCAGTAGAGACGAAGAGTGAATGCTCAATAGACGAAGTTCTTTCAATGTTTACGGACATGGCTATCCCTTCGGGCCATGGCTGGGTCCGGATGCACTGCCCTTTCCACGAGGACCACATCAAGAGCGCGAGCGTAAATCACCAAGCGAACGCCTTCAGTTGCATGGCTTGTGGCGTCCGTGGGAACTCCTACAGCCTGCTGAAGCAGCAGCTTCGGTTGGATCACTCTGAGACCGTGACCCGTTTGCACGACCTTGGGGGTGGTAGGGTAAGTGAGATCAAAAGACCCCGCCGTTCCGAGCTGTTTGCAAGGGAGCTAATGTGGTCTTGACCGACGAACGCAAAGCGGTCCTCACGGACCGCTCTTGGCTGTACTATCAGAACGTGATCGAAGTGGTTCCCTACTTGGAGATGCGTGGCATCTCGAAAGAGATAGCAGACGTCTTCCGCTTGGGTTGTGTCACCGAGGGTGAGTTCATTCATAGACTGTCGATCCCGTACCTCACTCCTGGAGGGGTTGTCGGGTTCAAGTATGGTTGTGTCAACCTGTCCCACGGTGATCACAAAGAGGAGGGGTTGAACTGCAAGAAGTACCTGTATGAGCCAGGTGTCAAGCACCAGCTGTACAACGCCCAGACCCTCATCCGTGCCACGGACGTAGTGGTCATCACCGAAGGTGAACTTGACGCGATCAGCGTCGAAGCCCTGTGTGACATCCCAGCTGTCGGTTATCCAGGTGCATCCACCTGGACCAGCAACGGCAACGAGTATTGGCCGTTGTGTTTCGAGGGTATCCCAGAGGTCATCGTCATCGCGGACGGTGACCAGCCTGGCAAGGATGCCGCTAAGGCTGTGGCCCAGTCGATTGGGAACACGGCCAGGGTGGTACAATTAGGGGATGGTTTGGATGCCAACTCCTACATCGTAGACCGAGGGGTTTACGAATTTCTCGAGAGGATCACAGAATGACCGAGGAAAAGAAGGCAGTCAAGAGCGAGGACGAGCAGGTCCGCGTCACCGACGCACCGGTACAGGAAGGCAAACCACAGTTTGTCGTTGGTGATGAGGTTGTGGTCAATCGTGGACTGGTCGCCGAGATTGTGCAGTGGGATGAGCCCAACAACCTTGTTGTGTACAGGGCTAACGTCGGCGGTGGCACTGACACCACGACCGCACCAATCTCTCACACCGATGTCCGCCCGCTCAAGGGTTTCAAGGTGAGTGACGTCGAGCAGCGTCCCGTGCAGGGTGCCCCGGTGGAGCGTAAGGACGAAGTCACGACTTACGACAAGTTCTCTGGCGCATAGATGAGGACCAGCCTCAGCAGGCTGGCGGTTGCTTGGTTGATCGGCATCCTGCTGATGGTTGGTGTGCTGACTGCGACTGCTGGCAACTCTCTTAATATTCCCTACAAACCAGTCGCGTGGACGGGGAACGTTTATCTCCCGCCCACGGTTCACTACTCAGCCACCGAAACCCACAAGAAAACCATCCCTCCTATAACTGTCCATAAAGATGACTACAACGTGGTTCTGAACCACGTTAAACTAGTCAAGCCAGGTAAGCCCGGCTACGTAAAGGATAGTTTCCTTGTCTACTACACCAACTCACACGTTGATGTTCGTAAGCACGTTGTGCATGTGGTTGTCAAGCCGACACCTGCGATTGTTGCGATAGGTAAGTATGTTCACCCAAGTTTACCGCCACCACCACCGGCCGCGCCTACGACACCACCTGTACAAGCAGCTGCACCATCTAACACTAATCAGCCCGCTCCGCCAGCCGTGCTACAGCCTGTTCCTGTACCTGTCTATAGCGGGGGGGACCCTCGTAGTATCGCAGAATCCATGGTCTCCGCAGGGCAGTGGTCCTGTCTCGATCAGCTTTGGGAGCATGAGTCAGGGTGGAACGTTTCAGCCTACAACCCAAGTGGTGCTTACGGAATTCCCCAAGCACTGCCCGGAAGCAAGATGGCGTCAGCTGGAGCAGATTGGCAGACTAATCCCCGTACCCAGATCGTCTGGGGATTGGGATACATTGCGGGTGTTTATGGAAGTCCTTGCGGAGCTTGGGATCACGAACTCGCCTTCAACTGGTACTGAGGAGTAAGATGACGGGTATAGCACCAGTCTTTTACGGGTGGGGAGTACGAGACCCATCGTCACTCGACCCGACCACTCGTAACTACTACGCTGGTGCTTACCTGAACCATCATTACACCACGATGAGTTACAATGCTAAATGTCCGGAAGGACACGAAGCTGTTTGGATTGGTACGAATAGGTTCGAAGAAGGTTACGATCGACTGCATCTAGAAGTTAACTGCGAGGTATGTGATGCCGGACGTGTTGGACTTGTCGAAGCTCTCTCAGACACCCGAGGACAAGGCTTTCGAACAGTTCGTGGAGCATAAGTTAACCGAGCCCTACAAATCTGACCAGAGGTTCGTTGAGTTGCTACGCATCTTCTTTGTAGCCGGTTGGGAAGCCTGCTATGATTACGAAGATAGGCTAGGGGACGATACATAATGCCGAAGGGTAGGCCGTCCAAGCGGACTAAGTGGTATACTATCACTGACTCCCGTAGGGAAGAGCCGCACAAAGAGCAAGGCATGAAGATCTGGCCCAAGCCAGAGGAAAAGAAAAAGGGGTTCTTCGGTAAGAAAAAGAAATGAGTGGAATGAATGGCCCAAAGATACTCACGCTAGACATAGAGCTATTCCCTAATTTAGCCTATGTCTACGGGCTGTTCAAACAAAACATTAATCTGGCGGGCTTGAAAGAGTCCGCCAGAGTTTGTTGTTTCGCGGCTAAATGGTTAGGAGAACGCAATGTTATGTTCTTCTCTGAATACCATCAGAGCACAAGGGAAATGCTTGACGCCGCACACCAATTACTTAGCGAAGCGGATATCGTTGTACACTACAACGGGACATCGTTCGACATCCCGCACCTACGGCGGGAGTTATTCGTCGCCGGATATTCACCGCCTGCTCCGTTCCAGGAGATTGATTTACTGCGCGTCATGCGCAACCGTTTCAAGTTCACGTCCAACAAGCTAGCTTACATACTGCCTGCGGTGGGGTTGTCAGGCAAAGGTCACATGCAGATGGAGGACTGGATCAAGTGCATGCTAGGCGATGAGAAAGCCTGGCGGAAGATGATGCTGTACTGCATGCGTGATGTGCGCATCGAAGAGAGACTATACTTACGGGTGCAACCATGGATCAAAAACCATCCACACGTGGGCCTATACTCGGACGAGGTTGGTATCCTACCGGATGCCTGCAGCCACTGCGGAAGCACGAAGCTTGTCCGTGAGGGGCACAGGTATACGCAGCGGGGTAAGTACCCGCGCTATCATTGCGGTAGTTGCGGTGCCTGGGGCACCGGTAGTAAGGCAGAGGCTTTGGTTAAGATTGGGAGCATCGGATGATTCTGCTAGGTTGTGGTGGTCGTGACTACATGGATCAGGCGTATGTATTCCACCGCCTGGACCTGTATCACCGGGAGTTCAATATCACCACGCTGGTGGAAGGTGGTGCACCGGGGGCGGACACCTGGATCAGACTGTGGGGTCTACGACACCCAGATATTATTCTAGCCACCGTCAATGCCAACTGGAATGGACCTTGCCGTGAAACCTGCGATCCTGGCCATCGGCGTGCGCATCAGGGACTCACGACTACTTATTGTCCTGCGGCCGGGGTCTATCGCAATCAGGATATGCTCTCCTCGTTCAACCCGGACGAAGTTATGGCTTTTCCCGGAGGTAAAGGGACGCAGAATATGGTAGACTTAGCCATAGCGGCACAAGTGCCAGTGATTCAGACCGCTAGGAGATGATACCTACCATATTGGAGTAGAGATGCCAGAGAAAGCCAGAAAACACTACACGTACTCCGATATGGAACTGTTCGTTGCCAGAGCGGCCAGCTGGACCGCTCGTAAGTATCGTGACTATGGGGTTGAGTATGAAGATGCGTGTCAAGAGATACGACTTTGGCTCGCTAGCGGCCGGGAAAAAAAGGTCCGCAGGTGGCTTAAGTCTAACCCTCAGCAAACCACGCGTATCTTTTTTTCTATGCTGGACATATCCCGAGGGTATGCTGAACGCGAGAAAGCTGATAAGTCAGGCTACGCCGTTGAAGATGTTCAATGGTACTCGACGGCGTTGCTCGAAGATCTAATACCTTTAGCCTTCGATGAAACCTTTACCGGTGACGAAAGCGACGCCGAACAGAACAGCTACACCAAGCGGACCCGCCCTCCCCAGGAGGGCAACAATCTGCTGGTAATGGTTGTTGACGTTCGCTCTGGGCTGGAGAAAATTCCGACATGGGCGAAAAATATTTTGCGAAAAAATCCGTCCGACGAGGAAGCTCTAAGCTTACTGCTGAATGAACTTGGCGGTTCTCGCCCGTACATCGGGCGACGTCACGTCATTACCAACGCTCACGCTCAGTACCTAACAAAGGATCAGTAATGTCTGAACCGACCGAAGGCGTACAGCAATCCATGTTTAGCGGTGACTATTACACTGGCTACCAAGATGGCTACAAAGAGGGTTACCGAACCACCGAGGCGTCGCTGCTGGCTAAGTATCTGCAAGGTAAGCACGAGGGTTGGGTGGCTGGTCTCGAAGAGGTTAAAGCACGTTTGGCCGCGATGTGAACACCTGTGAAATCTGTTTCAACGATACAGATGTGCTCTATGAGCGCACCAATCAGATGCTCTGTAACAACTGTCGCGGGTGGATAGATTACTGGGTTTCACTTACGCCTGCAGAACAGCAGGAAGAACTTCGACAGATGGACTTGCATGCGGGGTATTTCCATGAATCCGTTTAATGAAACGGTGCGACTCTGTGATGTCTGCTATGAAGAACTAGATCCCGACTGGCGCTATAATCGGTGTGAGGATTGCCGTGATGATGACATCCAGCGTGAATACGATATCGAGTGGGAAGGTTGGGCGTGAACTTCTACCTACCGCCTAGGGCTGACCTAATCTGGCTCGGCGTAGACCTGGACGGGACAATTGCCGAGAGTATCTGGCCCGACCCAGGGATTGGCCCACCGATAGGCCATAATCTGGTAAAGCTCCGAGAGGCTGATCGCCGAGGTTATAAGATCGTCATTCATTCTAGTCGGCCGTGGTCTGATTATGAAATGGTAGAACTTTGGCTCTGGAACTACAAGGTTCCATTCAAGTATATTCAGTTAGGTAAGCCGCTTTATGCGGCTTATATTGACGACCGTAACATCCTGCCGGGAGCGAGTCAGTGGACACCAGCTACATAATACCGTTCTACAATTCAAGTACGTGTCTCAATTGCTACGCACCTATCGAAGTGATGATCTTCCGTGGGCATGGCTGGTGTAGTGAAGATTGCCGTAAGGCGCTGGTCCAAAAAGAAGCTGCTGTTTTGGAGCGTCTCGATGCGTAAGCTCGTGATTCTAAGCCTCGCTTTTTTCCTAGGGGTAGTAGGATGTACCTCCGGGGCTAAAAGTCCGTCTGTGGGGCAACGTAGTCCCAGCAAAGTGGCATCTGCGATGCTCAACCCAGCGGTCACGCAGGCTACCATCCATCAAACCATCTGCGTGAAGGGCTGGACGAAGACGATCCGGCCCAGGAACTTACCCACTAGGCGAGGCTACGAGGATGACCATATCATTCCATTGGAACTCGGTGGCGCGCCATCCGCTAAAGTTAACTTACGCTTCGTGCCATTACCACGGGCACGTCGTGATGACGTTCTGGAGAATCAGCTGCGCGGTCAGGTATGTGCGCATGCGATCACCTTGGCCGAAGGACAGAAAGAAATGCTAGCTGCGAAGCAGGGAGAATAAGATGTGGCGTAAGGCAACGAAAAGCGGCAACGGCGCTTGCGTAGAAGTGAACATCAGACCTAGACGCGTACTGGTCCGTGATACCAAAGATCCGGACGGAGCTATCCTAAAGTTCACTCATCCTGAGTGGCGCGCATTTCTTGCAGGTGTTCGAGCCAATGAGTTTGATCTGCCTGTATAGCTCTGTCAGCTACCGCACGCCTTCTAGTTTCATAAGTACGCCAGTAGGCGTTCTCGTCCTCTAAAGCACACCGCACGCGCTCATCGGCGCGTGCGGCTTCTTGTGTTTTATCGGTCATGGGATGGTAGCCACATTGGTTATACAGTTGTCGCGGCAGCGCAGATTCTTAGGTGCTCCGCAGTCTAGGCAGCGCGACAGTTCTACGCACGCGGATGTACACCCGTGGCAGTAGCTACCTTGAATGCATGGCCGCCGTACAGGTGTTGGTGACTCGGTCATGGTCTGTGGCCTCCCTGTAGGCGTCCATAGTCGCTAGTTAGATGCCATGAGTGACACTGTGGACAACGATACGCACGCCTTTCCATCCGTCCCTGCCTACTGCGTGGAGCTTTACGCTGGATGGTGGCAAGTGCCAGCCTCGCCGAGATGTTATCTCGGTAGCGGGTCTTGTGACACGTGATCACCAGTCACTCTCCCTACCCCAAGCCACATCATTCTCTAGCTGGCGCTCACGATCTCGTAGGTCGTCAATGCGTTGCTCCTGGGTTTGCAGGTAGCGAGCTATCTCCTCCAGCCTATACGCACCGTTCGCACGCTCCCGGTGATGAGCGATTATCCACGCTGAGATATCGCGTAAGTCTTCAACGTAGCTATCTACTCGCCGGTTAGGCATCGTTGTCACCGGCCAGATCAGCGGCGATGCGACGCATCTCATCAGCGGTTGCGGAGACGTTCGTCGCGAACTGGATGTTGTCAGCAACGCGCCGCAACCACCGGGCGTGGTCGGCGAATCGGGTCGGATGCACCCGACGACCATCACGAGCAATCAGCTCAGCGTCGGCGCTGAAGCGAACGCCCCCGCCGGTAGTGACGTACGGGCGGCCATGGTCGAGGACGACGTCGCCGGGTTGCCATGCCGGTTCGGGCTGCGACCTCGGATACTTCGCCAACAAGCGATGAACGAGGGGGAAGGCCGTGTCTAGCGACTCCAGGAAGTCGTAGATCTCGTCGGGGATGTCAGCCATCAATCTCTCCTAAACGGTCTCGATAGGCGGCTATCGGAAGCCTTGCCGGTACGTACGCCCTTAGGCTTCTCCCTAAGGTTGTCGATGTCGTCCCAAGCCATAGCCGGGACGTAATGCATTGCCTGAGCATGCGCTAGAGTTTTCCTGATCAAGCCCGCTTCGGTGTTATTGCGTGGTACTGCCCGCGTGTAAGCTAGCTGTCGATAGGCTTTGTCCACCTTGCGTAGTCGGTCAACGTTGATGACCTTGTACACGTTCATCAGGTGGTACAGTTCACTCTTGTCTATACCGGTAGCCTGAGCTATTGCGCTTCTACTCCAACCCATGCACTGCATCGCCTGCAAGCGACGTCGAGAATACTCGGCGTCGACCATGCGGTTACCCTTATGCTTGTACCACCGTCGCCATTTACGCTGATACTCAGCGGTAGACATATAGCCTCCTCACGAGGTGGTAGAGCTACGCACATACTGCATTCCAGCCAATCTCATTCGCTTCTTGCCGGTTACACCCATTTCCAGATACTTGAGCGTGGGCGGCCCGTAGCGTAGCTCGTGCGCCTGCTGTCCTATCTTACGCCGCTTGTTGCGATAGCGAGTGTCATCGTTATGCTTGGATGTATGTCGCCCGTGATGTGCGCTGCGGTACTTACGCCCTAGCGGTATCTCTATCGGCGTCACTTGCCTTATCCCTTCTTAGTAGCTCCGTCTCGGCGACGATGGCTCGGTGGCGATAGTTTTCTATCACCGTATTAAACCGTTGTAGCCATTTGTCGCGCAGCGCGACCGATGCTTTGAGGGTAGCAATCTGTGCATGTAGCGCGTATTCTTCAGTGTTCATCTATCCAGCTTTCCATTGGTTCTACATCGTCATACGTAAGTGCGGAGATGGCACCTAAGAAGTCAGGCCCCACGGTCACAATCGCCGCACCGTGGCGACTGTCCAGCCTACGCGGATAGAATCTAACCCGGTCCATAGTGCTACGGGTGGCCTTGTCGAAGCGGGCCAGTAGTGGCCCCTGATAAACCATCTGTGACATTTCTACGCGCTGCTTCGATATCCTCGCTATATGCTCGCGTAAGTAGTCAAGTCTGGCAGGGGCGGGAGTTACGCCATCATCCGGGTCGTGCCAGTCGTACGCAAACACAGCAGAATCTACAAGCTCACCCGGTAGCTGGCTTACGTCATACGCGCCTAGGTGGAACTCCTCACCGCGCACGATTAGCTGGATTTCCTGCACATGTTCTGCCTTACGCGTTGGCCGCAGCCAACGCATGACGTCCAAAGCTATCTTATGGGTAAGTACCACCTCGCACGGTTCCTGGTCAGGATCATAGGCTCGGGATATGCCGATGGTATAACCATCGGTGCCCCATGTCCAGAGCCTGTCATCGCTGGTGGACAGTCCTAGGGTGTCCTTACAGTGCGGCAGCGTGGCTTGAAACGTCCACCACAGTGCCGACCTAGTTACTGTCACCCTTGACCTCCCTGCGGTGATGACACGAGCACTCACATGCGGCGTGCTGCACTCCAATCATCCAATTGACTACCAATCCCTTGCACTTGGCGTGATAGCCGTTCTGACAGGCTAGAGTCTCTAGTCTGGGTTCCACTTATGCCTCCTATAGTTACCGGAGTGGCAGTGCTACGCACTACCTCCAGTATACCACGGATCGAGAATCCTCAGCGATTCCTAAGGGTTCGCTCGTTGGGTACACACTGGCCACCATTGCGGGTCGCCAGTGTCATACGCTACCGCTCCCGGTAAGTGTCTGCACTCGTCATACGCGCGTGGCGCGTTGCCGCTAGCTGATCCCAGCAGCAGCGTTATCGTCGCTAGTGCTAGCACTACGGTTCGCATAGCGAGCCATCTCCTCTCGTGTCCATGCATCAACGGCTACGGTGACTCTCGCTAGGCTCTCCTCGTGCGACTCTCGCTCCCACCTCTCAAGAGTGCGTCCCCATGCCGCCATGCTGCCCGCTAGACATACGAGCAGCACCACGACTATCCCGAGCACCGCCTGCCAGGGTGTAACCGCCCACGGGGCGTACAGGTCCATTAACCTCTCCGCTCGCTAGGGTGCACGCTCGCAGAGCGTGGTCCGTCTCGTGTCATGCCGTTGAACGCTCGTTGTATATCGTCCATAAACGTTGTAGGCATGCCCTTACCCCGGTACCAAAGGCGATAACGGTCATCCTTGTCCATGCCTCCCCATACCCCATCTGTCACGCCTTCCTCTAGCGCGTAAGTCTGGCACGGGAAGTACAGAGGACAGTCCATGCATATACGCTTAGCCTCGCTTGCCTCCAGTGATCCCGGTTCGGCGAACCATAGACGGTCCGCATCGGCGTATGAGTAGGTGGCGCATAACGCGCCACCATTCTCCTCCTCTAACCGTAGTGTCATAACTAGCCCACCTTACGCCCGGATGTGATGGCTAGCCGCTCGCGCTGCACTTGCTCAATGACATTGTCATCATCGTCCGGATTGTAGTCGTTGCTCGCGGTCGGCATACGGGTTAGCACTGCTGCGCGAGAGTCCTCGCTACCTCGGTCCGGTAGCAGCGCTACGCGCATTGAGTGAATGACTCCCATATGGTCTACGTAGTCGTGTTGATAGTCAAACTCGACATTGCAGATATGGCACCAGTAGTGATCATCCCACGATACCTCGGTGTAGTCGTGACGATGAGATCCTGGAGCTACCGGGATATAGGCACGTTCCCATTCTTCGCCGTAGGCATCATATGAATCGCGCTCGCGCCCCATGACGCCCGGCCAGTCGTAATGATTGCCGGGGGTATACGACTTATAGGTGTATGCCTCGCGCTCATCGGGCACGGGTAGACCAGCATCGGCCGCCGCGTGGAGGACCAACTGACGGAATAGACCAATCTCAGGTGCCCCGTCCCGTGCCATCTCGGGGTGAAACTGTACCCCGACAACCCAGCGGCCCGTGGTGCTCTCGATAGCTTCGATCGTTCCGTCACGGTGGTGTGCGCTGGCCCTCAGACCACGCCCGACGCGCCTAACGGCTTGGTGGTGTAGGTGGATAGTGTCAGTTGCGCGGCGTCTGCCTCCTACGGCTTCCTGTAGGTAGCTACCCTGTCGGATGTTCACTGGCAGATTGCCGCACTTATGCCCCGAGCTTGTGCGGTGGTTGTCCGTGATGTTCTGCCACAATGACCCGCCAGATTCGACGTTGATCACTTGCGCGCCTCGGCAGATGCCGAGCACGGGCACATCATGCTTACGTGCCATACGTAGGGCGGCAAACTCCACGACATCCCGTAGCTGATTCACGCCGTAAGTCTGGACATGGCGTGCTTTGCCTTCGCCGTAGTGGGCAGGGTCGACGTCTCCACCTCCGGTGAGGACTAGTCCGTCCACCTGTTGCGTGGTGAATTCCTTTTTGATCATGTCGAGGCTGTAGGGCGCGAATTCGACAGGTGTCCCGCCTGCCTCATACACGCAATCGACCGCACCACTAAGTCCCTCTAGGACCATGATGCGCGGACGTTGGTTAGTCATGTTGATCTCTCCTCTAGAATGTTAATAACGGTTCGGGATCGTAGTCGTCGCCGTCGTATGATCCCTCATCGTCCCAACTATCCGCATAGGAGTCACGGCGACCCTCGCCGTCTTCTTCCTCCGGATCGTTGTGGCTGGTGCTCCGGAAGTACGCCGCGCGCTCGGTCAAGAACGTCCGGGTAGCTTCCTCTAGCGACAGGTTGCCTAACAGCTGGCACACGCTCTCGTATGCTGGCACGTCGTCTAGGTCGGGCATGGTGTCGTTGTCCCGAGCGTAGGCAATCATCGCCTGACCGAACGCAACCCATCCGCATATCTTGCCAGCGTTTGTGGTGCCTTGGTGCTGCCTGATCTCTACCGTCCCGTACTGGCCGAACGCTTGAACGTTCAACGACTTGAAACGGTCAATATTGCGGAGGTGCTCACCGGCCACATATTGAGACATGGTGGCCAGACCGTTAATGGTCGATATATCTCGGTCGGTTAGTGGGCTGCAATACGAATTGTGCCGACGTGACGGAGACACGAGCAGGTCAATTGCTGCCTGCGAGTTACGCCACAACATGCAAAAGCGTTTGAACTGTACGGCCGTCAGGTCACGCACCTCGTGGTGCACGTGGAATCCAGTGTCTATCGTGACACTGCATCCGGCTGCCTGTAGTGCTTGGCTAGCCTTGCGCAGTGCCTCGAAGCCACGTTCACCGGACAGGATCGGCGAGACTAGCTCTGCACCGTTGTCAACTGAACCATCGGGCACGATCTTCCAAAGGGAACGACTGACGTTGTGGTTATAGCTCTGCACCTCACAGTCAAGACCTAGCGCGACCATCTCACGCTCTAGTTCGCGACTATCACCGTGGAACTCTAGTTCCACGCCGAAGTTACGAACGCTGGGAGGGATGGTTGCGTTAGTCTCTCCAGCGTTACGCCTGCGGCGCAATAACTCCCGTCCGCTAGCGCGGTATTGCTGCGCATACTCGCGTGCGCACTGGCGGCAATAGGTGTTGAAACGTTGCCTCGCTTCGGACCATGAGTAATTCTCACGGTTGAGGAGTAAGCCACGGCGGCAACGTGAGCATGTGCGCCTAGGTGGTCGTGGTTCAGTGCCCTGTCCGATAATCACGTCGTGTGTGGTGAGCCGCGCATGGGGTGCAATCTCTGATCCGTGTACGTAAGCGGTGCCCGTAGTTGTGACGTTGCGACGTAAGTAAGACCGGATGATTTCACTTGATCTAGTTACGCGGCAGAACTCCGACAGGTAGCTTCCTCGCACATATGCGTCATCCTGCACGTTGGCGTCATAGTCCACATACGAGTGACTGTCCACAAAGGCGGTCTCAGCAACCCATCCGCCTAGGTGGCCGTTAGGGTTCATGTGTCGTCTAGCTAGTACCTGTCGTCCACCTAGGCCCTCTTCGGGGCCCTCCAGACAGACGCGCGTTGCCTCTTGTGTCCGCTCTCGCTGGCACTCTCCGCATCCTGGCACAGAGGGTAGCTCGTACATTCTCGGCGGGAATGTCACAGTTGGCATGGTTCGCTCCTTTCGAGCATAGTTGTACTCACCTGACAGCATCGCACACTGTAGGTAGGTAAGTCAATAGTTTGTGACGCTGATCACAGGCTTTCCCTGTGATCAGATTGATCAACTAGGTGCCGTTGATCAACAGGCGTCACACTCCGGGGAGTAGTTGGGATAGCTTTAGCAGCTGCTCACTGTCTGCTATCGCGCGGTTATAGGCTCGCTCGGCTTCGGCGTACTCCTCTTCACAGTCGCGCATCTCAGCCTGTGCTTGCATGAGGTGCGTAAGTGCCTCCTCGAACCGGCTGGCGGCGTTGTCGAAACGGATTACCGCTTGGTTGAGCTTGTCCATGGTGTTACCTCCTCTCCGTTCTAGCTTCCAAGGCATGCCAGCGTGCGAGACGCTGGCACACCCAAGAGGCTAGGACTTACGAACGAGTCCAGCCGCGCGAGTGAACGTCGCACGGTCGAATCGTGGGTTATCGTCCTCTAGCGCGTCCACTAGGCGCGCTAGCGCTCCGTTCAACTCGTGACGGTCGTAACCGTCGTCTATGGCGGACTTAATCGCGTGAGCGATGAGTTCATAGTCCTTGCGGCTCATCATGATGTGATCTCACTTTCGCGGTAGTTATTGAGCATGACATCCCGAAGTAGGTTCGTTGCTGCCTCATCTGGCAGATAGCCGTTGTCTTGCAGTTCTGCCGAGTAGTCACGGGCAACCGTGACGGGTTGCGGTTGGTTCGGCGTGGCGTACTTCACTACGACGTGCCAGCCGTGCTCATCGTCGCCGCGTACGCGGTACACGGTCACGTCGGCCGTGATCAACGGGTGTTGATCTTGATGAGGATGAATCATGATCTTGTCCCTTCAATGTGCTGGGCGGTTGGTGATCTTGGCCAAAGGTTGCCCCTTTGGATATCTATCCACTGTGTAGCCAGTGGATAGCTTGGCCAGGATGCGTGTCTGATTGGCCGCAATCCATAGCTGTGTGGTTGTCATGATCCGTTCCCTTCGGTGTGTGTTGGCCGTGCTTCGCACGGTGCGCTGTTGATCTTGTGTTGTCAATAGGTAAGCGGTGAGTCGTGATCTAATCGTGATGTTGACAGTGTCAACTCAGCATGTGCTGACAGCTAGTGCTTGCAATAGCTAGCACTGAAGTGTGAGCGTCAGCATGTGCTGACACAAGGTAGTGCACTACTTTTGCTTTACTAATTGCAGTAGTGCAACTAATAAGTAAGATATGCACTGATTACAGTGCATAATGGTACAAAAGCTTTTGTCTTTGTGTTGTTCTCGCGCAGCTGCGCGAGAACGGAGCCAATACAG